CGTCGGAAGGGTTCGTGTTCAAGATTTACTCGGCCCTCCAGGCCATCACGAACAACCGCTCGCGCCTCGGCCGCTTGGTCAAGGGCTAACACTCACACCCGGCTGGACACCGTCCCCCAGCCGGGTCTCTTCGCACTAGGGACGTAAATCTCGAAGAAGGAAATCATCATGTCAACTCCGAATCTCCGACGCTGGGCAGCGCAACAGACGTGCGACGGCACGAACGCGGCGTTCACCATCAAAGCGGCCGACTCCGCGACCGACTACGTCTACGTGACGAAGGTTGCACTGGCCGTTCTCACGCACGCGAACGCCAAGCTCACCTCGTTCATCGACAGCACGCCGACCTCCTACTTCGGGTTCAGCGACCTGACGGTGGCGGCGGGTGCGAGCCAGGGCGGGACCATCAACTGGGACTTCGGCCGGCGCGGGATTCGTCTCGCCATCGGGAAGTCGTTCCAGATTCACGGCGACGCGGGCGGCAGCGGGTCCGTTGTTATCTGCACCGCCGAGGGCTACCAGGCGACCGTGTAAGACTCGACATGGGGCGGGGCCTTCGGGCCCCGCTTCACTCTAGGGTGTGGGAAGTTTGTGTGCCACTCTCACCTTCGACAACCCAGCACACGAGGGTAAGCCAATGGCTTCCAACGATACTCCCAAAGAACAACCCGGTCCGACAGTGACAGTAGAGGCGCTCTCGCGTGCATTCTCCGACGCATTGGTGTCTGTGCAGCCGAAAGCGCGCATCACGGTGGCGAACCGTGTGCCGCGCAACCCGCTGAACCCCACCAACGAGGTCCGCAAGTTCGAGCGCGACTTCTATCAGAACTTCACCAAGGTGGACCCGCAGGACCTCCTGCACGACGAATACGTGCTCATCCCGAAGCTCCGCGAAGGCAGCTTTGTTCCCGATGGCAAAGAGGGCTACCTCTTCGAAGTCGTGGACGTGAAGCGCGGCTCCTACCGGGGCATTCACCTTCGCTACTCCAACGGCACGCAGGACCAGCGCATGCAGCTCATGGTCAAGGCGGGCCCCGACCTCACGTCGATGCTCAAGACCATCTTGGCCGACGCCGACAAGCAGAAAGTGGAAGCTCGCGCCAAGCGCCGGGCAGAAGAGGACTAACATCATGCCGCTACAGTCAGGCTCAACACGGGACATCATCTCCAACAACATCTCGGAGATGGTGGCATCTGGTCACCCCCAGGACCAGGCTGTAGCGGCAGCGCTCCACAACGCAGACAAGCACGCCAAGAAGGTTGCCCACGGTCACGCGGCGCGCGTGAAGAAGGCGCCGAAGATGGGCACGCCACTCAAGCACCCGAATCTGCATCCGATGCACCCGTTCAACAGCGCGAAGGCGCCGGCCCCGTTCAAGGCGAAGGCAGCGAAACCCCTGCCGGCGCCCCAGACGATGGACACCCGTGCCGTCGTTGCGAAAGCCGCGAGCGCCATCGTTCCTGGTAGCCGCGTTCCCGTCGTCAGCGGTGGATACTTCAGCAAATGACCTTCACCGAAATCGTGGACATGGTGGCGCTCGACCTCAACATCGCCACCACCAAGACCGAGTCCATCACGCGCATCGGCACCCACGTCAATCGGCGCTACCGCGTCATCATGCGGCGGCTCGGGCTCAACGTGTTCTCGCGGGCGGAGTTTGACTTCGACTGCACGCAGAGCACGAACCTGCAGACGGTTGCGGCCGACAACGACCCGGTCATCACCCGGATTGTGAGCATCTTCTACCACTCGCCGGCAACTGTGGACGACCCGAACCCGCGCGCTCGTGCGCTCGACCAAATCTCGGCGGACGAGATGCGCACGACGCTGGCGACCAACGACATCCCAACGAAGTGGTGCAGGTTCAAGGAGGGCTCGGACACGGTGACGTTCAAGCTCGACTCGATGGTCCCGGACCCGCTGACGCTCGTGCTCGAATGCGAGCTGAGTAAGTCTACGCTGAGCGGCAGCGACGTGCCCGAGTTTAGCGAGGAGTTCCACGAGCTACTGGTGATTGGCGCGAAGGGCGATGAGCTGCGCAAGATGGAAAAGCCGACGCTCGCACGCGAGTTTCTCAAGGACTTCGAAGACGGCATGAACGAGCTGTCCCTCAAGGCGGTCATCGGCGCGCATCAGGACATCCTGCAAAACAAATACGGCGCAAACCGGCGGCGGTTGCGCGGAACCTGGCGGTAACCCGTGGCTGACGCACTGCTGAAGCCCCTGGTCATCGAGGACCTGACGGGTGGGTTCGATGACCTCAACTCGCCGCACCAACTCGAAGCTGACCAATGCACGCTCGCACGAAACATCGAGTTTTGGAACTCCACGATGGGCGAGCGCCGGCTGGGCTGCGCGCCCGTGGACCTCACCGGCAGCGGGCTCGAAGATGAGACCTCGCTGGTGTTCGCCGTCGAGTGGTTCCCAGACGGAGGCACGACGCTGCCCGAGTGGTTCTGTGTGGCGGCGACACCCGGCACCTCGGTGAGCATCGCGCGCCGGGACAACACCGGCACCTGGCACACCATCACGCCGCTGGACGACGCCGTGCTCACCGCAGCGCCGGCCATCTACGCTATCCAGGCGTGCAGCATCAACGGCAAGCTGTTCGTCGCCTACCCCAGCACCGAAGACCGCATGCACGTGTGGGACGGGACGAACCTGCGCCGCGCGGGGCTCGAACAGCCCGACGCGCCGACTGCTGCGAGCTTCAGCTCAGGCTCGGGCCTCCAGGGCATTCGCTACTACCGTGTGCGCTTCGTCATCCACGACGCGAGCGACAACGTCCTGGTGCGCTCGGAACCGTCCGAGAGCGTCAGTGTCATCCCGACCGGCGCCGAGGGCAGCATCCGCATCACGCGCCCGGTGACCTACAGCGACCAAGCCGCCACCCACTGGGAGCTGGAGGCGTCGAGCGACAACGTCACCTTCTACCGGATGCAGTATACAACCGTCGCCATCACTATCCAGGACGACTTGACGGTCACGACGAACACCGCTGCTATCCCGCTGCCCTCGAACGTGACGATTCCGCCAGGCTACGTGCAGCTCTCCTCGCACGCCATCCAGGCGATTCTGTCGGGCGAGGTTCCTGCCGGCGCTTACGCGCCGAGCGCCACCAACTTCCCGGTGAGCGGCTGGGCGATGTATGACGTGAGCGGCACGTTCATCACCCAGGCGAACCTGCACTCGCACAACCCACCGTCGCTGACCGACACCGCGCTCGCCTCGCAGGACATCGCACTACTGGCGGAGAAGGCGGCAACCGACTTCACCTCCTACAGCGACACCGGCACGCTGAGCGACAGCATCGGTCAGTATCTGCTGCAGGGGAACAACAAGTTCCTCGCTGGCGTGGACAACCGGCTCGTGAGCGGTGGACACTTCAGCGACGTCACGAAGCAGTCGAGCGTCTACTGGACACCAGTCCACAACGACCCGTTGCCGGGCGCCGACGAGCGCCTGCCGGGCGACATCACGAACAACCAGGACCTCGACAACGGCTTGGGCGGGCCCGTCACCGGGTTGTCGGCCGGCGTGAACGGCAGCTGGTATGCCTTCAAATACGAGCACATCTACAAGGCGAACCACAACCCGAACAACGTGGACCGGGCCTACACCATTGCGTGCATCACCGACAAGCGTGGCTGCGTCGAGGGCTCGCTGTTCTCGGGGCTCGACCAGAACGGCGCGGCCTGCCTGTTCTTCACCGACCCGCATATCGGACCGTTCATGCTGGGCGCGGGCGGCATGCTGCAAATCATGGGGCTGCGCAACACCTGGAAGCGTGTGAACCTCAAGGCGACGAACATCGTCGCGCGTGGCGTCTACTACCACGAGAAGGAACAGGCTATCTGGTATCTGGCGGTAGATGGGAACAACACCCCGAACTTCGGCATCAAGCTCCAAGTGGGCGAGCTGCGACCGAAGGACGCCGGCAGCGTGTATCGCGGCTGGGCAACGGTCGAGGGGCGCATCACCGAGGCGTTGTGCATTACGCTGTTGAGCGAAGCCATTACAGTGGATAGCGTAACGTCGCTGCGCAAACGGCCGTTCATCGGACTGAACGCGGGCGACTTGCTCCAGCGCTGCGACGGCGAAGCGGTGACGGACGACGCCAACGTCGCCTACTCCGCACGCGTGCGCACCAAGGCGTTCTTCAGCGCCGGGCTGATGAGCAACTGGGGCACGATGTGCGCGAGCGCGTTCGTGGCAAGCGTGACCGGCGGGACGATGGCGTTCTTCCTCATCCGCGACCTGGGGCAGGAGACAAGCGCGGCGACGGTCATCGACTGCGACCCGGCGAATGCGCCGAGCACTGACGCGAACGTGGACTTCCTCGTGGTGGATATGCCCGACTTGGTGATGAGCGAATCGCGCTCCATCCAAATCGAGTTCGGGGACCTGTAATGGCGCGTCTCGCCTACTGGTCAGGGCTCATGCGCTCGGGCGAGGTGACGTCCATGTCTGCGGACGTCGCGTCCGCCAGCGCCGGGCTCAATCCTGTCTCCGCTATCTTCAACCGCATGGGCTGGGCGCGCCGGCAGTCCTCGACGCTGGGCTCGATGCGGCTCAACCCGCTGGACAACCAGGCGGCGGCGACGAAGACCGAAGCGTGGTTCCGCTGCTGGTTCGACTACGAGACGCTGCCGGTCTCCAGCATGACGGTTATCAACGTCAACTGGGTGGGCGGCGGCGCGCACGAGTCTGTCCGCGTTCGCTTCTCCTCCGATGCCAAGCTGCACTTCCAGGTGTGGGACAACGTCAGCACCTACGTGGATGTGGTAGCGACCAGCGCGCTTGTGGTAGGCACGAAATACCTGATTGAGTTTCACTACCAGACGGCGCAGGTTGTCTCGACGGATACGTGGTCGTGGGACATCTTCGTGGACAGCGTGCAGCTGGGCACCACGTTCACGGGCTCGTGGGGCGGCAACACCTTCACGGGCGCTGGCTTCAACATCATCTCGTATGGCGACAACAGCGTCGAGCCGACGTGCTTCTGGAACCTGGCGGAAATCTGCATCGACAGCAACACCCGCATTGGCAGCACGCGCACGACGAAGATTCCTCTCACGGGGTTCGGCGCGCACAACGACTGGACGGTAGACGCGAGCCGCGACTATCGCGCGATGCTGGACATGCCGTATTCCACCCAGAGCAGCTCGCCACCGGGCACACTCGCGGCTAGCTCCAGCGGCGCGGTCCAGACGTTCACGCTTGCGACGTTCGCGAGCCTCGGCATCACGGGCACGCTGAACTCGATTCGCGTGGGTATGTATCAGACCAACGGTTCGGCCACGAGCATGGTCATCCGCCGCAACGGGGTGGACACGGTCTACGCGCCTGCGGTGGTGGGGGCGAACTACAACAGCGTGCTGGTGGACTGCACCGGCTGGTCAACGAGCGACACCATCGAAGTCGGCGTGCAGACGACCAGCGCGACCACGCAGCGCATCTCGGGGCTCATCGCGATTGTCGAGCACGACACCGCTGGCGACGCTGTGCCGACCGGGGTGATTCGCGTGCTCAACACCACCTACGTGGGCACGGGCGACTACAACACGATTGACCTCTCGGCGGTAGACATCGCTGTGGCGGACCAAGAGCCGAGCTTCATGGTTATCTCGCGGCTGGACTCGGTGGGCTCTGCCGGTCAAATCTGGTGGGACTCGCAGCCGGCGAGCCGCAGCCACTGGAGCGACTCGAACAGCGTCACGTCGATTATTGCGTATCGCGGCGGCTTCCACATCTCCTCGGCGCTGGCGAACATCAACGAGGCGGGCATCACCTACGCTGTGGTCGCAGTGTTCGACCCTTCGCAGCGCATGCTGTATCGCGACGGGCGCCCGTATCCGACGTCCAGTGACAACCACACGGCGAACTTCCGCAGCGGATTCGGCACGCTGACGCCCGAGCTGGTGCTCGCTCAGAACGGTGTCTACGGCTCGACGTCGTTCACCGCTGCTTTCTTCCGGGGCCCTGGGCAGAGCGGCGACCAGGCGTGCGACCTTATCTCAACTACGGGCGCCTTCGCCTCGGATGCCATCCAGGACGTCTCTGCCGGCTCTATCCAGTTCGGCGGACTGCTGTCCTACCCTGCGTGGGGCTGCGACTTCGTCGGGTTCAACACCTCGGGCGTGTTCACGACGACGCACCTCATGGCGATTGGCACCTACACGGGCGACGGCACCGGGGCGCGCGTCATCACCGACACGCTGTCCGCGCTGACGCCCACGTGCGTGATACTCGGACACAACGACGCACGCCAGCGCAACATCTGGATTGGTGGCGTGTGCCGGCGCTTCGACACCGCGCAGCTCGATGCGACCGCTATCACCGCTGTCGGTGCGAACACCTTCACGGTGCATGCGAACCTCAACACGACCGGGAAAATCTACACCTACCTGATGCTCGCGGGTGGACACGATGACCCGCCGGTTCCGCCACTGCCGCCGCCCGTGCAGACCGGCATCGCGCCGCCGACTGCGTATGTGGTGGGTGGTGAAGCGGTGGTCATCACCGGCACCGACTTCGTCACGGGCTGCACGGTGACCATCGGCGGCGTGCCCTGCACCAATGTGGTGTTCGTGAACTCGACTCGGATTACGTGCAACGTCCCGGTGGGCATGGCAGTCGGCACCTACGCGGTAGCGGTCACCAATCCCGACGCGCAAGTGTGCTCGACGCCGCTGGTGTTCACGTTCGTGCCGAACCCTGTCACCACCGGTCAGTGGAACGTCAAGCGCGTGGACCTCAAGGCGCGCGTGGAGCAGGAGAGCTAATGCCTATCTCCACGCCAGTTCAGTCCGCTTCCGTTCCGTCGAGCGGCACGGTGCTTGGTGGCACGGCCATCACGGTCGTCGGCACCGGGTTCGTGGCGACGCCGACTGTGACGATTGGCGGCATCCCCTGCACCGATGTGGTGTGGGTGAACAGCACGAACCTAACGTGTGTCACGCCGGCTGGCGCACATGTTGGAGATGCCCCCATCGTTGTTACGAATCCTGACACGGGCGTTTGCACGGCGGCGCTCGACTTCACCTACACGATGGGGTGGGAGATTCACGCGTTCACCCTCAAGGCGCGACCGGAGCAGACCTCGTGAACCTTCTCAAATACGTCCTCGGCGCGTGGGAAGATGTTCGCGACTATCTCCTGAAGGACCTGGAGAGCATCGAGAACGCTGTCAACACGGTGCAGTCGAAGTTCACCGACAGCGGGAAAATCGACCCTGCGGTGTTCGGCGGCGACTCCACGCAGGACACGCGCTACGTGGCGAACACGGGCGCCGGCCACACCCCGCAGTGGGACCAAGTCGAACTGTCGAATGGTGTCAAAGGTCACTTGCCCCTGTCGGGGCTCGTTCCCGCCACGCGCCCTGGTGTGCTGATAGGGCGAGAGAACACGCTCCCCGGACCGTTCCAGGAAATCTTCGTGGGCAGCGGTCTGCAGCTCTCGGGCAAGGTGCTGAGCGCTATCCAAATCGGCAACGGTGGCGACGGTGGCGGGAGTGAGCCCGGCCCACAGGGTCCTCCGGGAGAGCGCGGACCTATCGGACCGCAGGGCGAGCGCGGCGTGCCGGGCGCTGATGGCGAGGAGGGCCCGATGGGTCCTCCGGGACCGGCGGCGAGCGGTGGCAGCGGTGGTGGCGGCAACGTGGTGGGACCGGGCACAGTCACCGCGCACCGGCTCGCCGGCTTCGCGGACACCACAGGGAATCTACTGGAACAGTCCGCGATGGCGTATACGCCGCGCGTGGACGATGGCAACAGCAGCACGGCCATCACCATCGACTTGTCGCTGGCGAACATGCACACCGTCACGCTGACCGGCAACGTCACCATCACGCTGAGCAACCCGGTGGACGGCGGGCGCTACGTGTTCGAGTTCAAGACCGGCGCGGGCGGCTTCACGGTGACCTGGCCGGCGAACGTCAAGTGGCCCTCGGGCACCGCGCCCGTCATCTCGGCTGGCGCCTCGAAGACTGACCTCGTGTCGCTCATGTATAACGGCACGAACTATCTGGGTGCATTCGCGCAGAACTTCAACTAATGGCTAAAATCCTCGGTTGCACGGCGAACAACACCTTCACGACGGCGGCGACGTGGGGCGTGTGTGACGCGACGGCGGCGCTCGACTCCGAAGGCGGGCAGACGGCGCTCACCGTCGCCACCCAGGACTCTGCGGTGTTCGTGCTCGCAGCGGTTGCGGTGGACGGCGTCTATCTGAAGCTCCAGGCGCGTGCGGCGGGCTCGCCGTCGAACACGCTCACGGTTGTGCTGCGCAACAGCACCACGGCAACCAACGCGCTTACCAAGACGGTCAACGTCTCCGACTTGGTGACGTGCGACGGCACGAACAAAGAGGGCGGCTGGTTCTTCATCAACTTCGGCGCCACGGTGACCCCGAATGGCACCGACAGCTACCTCATCCGAGTGAACATCAGCGCGACCACCACGGCAGTGACGCTGTGGACGAACGGCACCGCTGCCAACTGGGCGCGCCAGGTGCGCACCACCACGACCTCAGCGCCGGGCGCTGGCGACCGCATGATTATCGCTCGCGAGCTGACGGGCGCCGGCACGGGCAACAACCGCGCGGTGACGATGGACAACACCGCTGCCACGACGTTCGGGAATGCGACCGGCATCAGCACGACGCGCAACGCGAACGTGAACGCGGCGCTCAACATCTGCAACGGCGGCACGCTGACGTGGGGCAACACGGGCGGCATTGCTTACTTCCTCTCGCTCACCGGGAGTATCGTGGTCTACTCGGGCGGCACTTACACCTGTGGGTCCTCGGGCGGCAACGAGATTCCGCGCAACTCCAGCGCTATCGTTGAGTTTGTGATGACGACGTCGATGGATTCGCGCTTCGAAATCCTCCCTGGTGCGACGGTCGAGATTCGTGGACTGTCGCGCACGGCCGGCAAGGACATCTACTACACGACGCTGAGTGCGAACGCCGCAGCCGCCGCCACCACGCTGAACGTGAACGACGACACCGGGTGGTTGGCTACCGATACTATCGCCATTGCCTCGACCACCCGCACCACGGGCGAGTCGGAAGAGCGCATCCTCAACGCGAACGCGGGCGCCACGTCGATGGTCACCACGGTGGGGCTCACCAACGCGCATGGCGGCGCGAACGATGTCGTCGCAGAGGTCGCACTCATCACGCGCAACGTCGAGTTTCGCTCGAACAACAGCGCACGCTTCTCGATGATGGACATCGTCGGGCAGGCCAGCGGCGCGGGCGGCACGACCTCGGTGATACTGCGGTGGTGCGGCTTCCGCTACTTCGGCAGCTCGAACACCGCTATCCTCCTGGTCTCCTCGGGCGGCTACGGCACCAGCTCAGTGTTCGACATGCAGTATTGCACGCTGCGCGACTACGGCACAGCCGGCCAGCCGGGCGTCAACTTCAGCTCGACGTCGGGCGGCACCACCATCACCGCCGACAACAACGTCCTCGTCGGTATCGGCTCTGGCGCGGGCACCGCGCTGCAGATTGCGGGCACCACCAACATCACCTGGACGGCGCGCAACAACGTTATCATCGCCCCACTCGGCGGCACGATGGCGATAAGTGATGCACAGGGTGTTGCGGCCTCGGGCAACCGCTGCATCGGCAGCACGGCGTTCAGCATCGTAGAATCCGGTGTGGAGATGACGCCTGGGCTCATCGACAACACGGTCGTTCACTCGTGCGCGGGCTCTCCCACGCTCACCGTCTACATTCTCAACCAGACGGTTCAGGGGTTCAAAGCGTGGCGTAACAACGGCCAGGTCAGTTTGGTCAGCGGTTTCATTGCAGCGAACGCGGTTTTCAAGAACGGGCTGTTCTTCGGCAACCTCACGACCAACGTAACCATGCAGGGCCCGCTGGGCGCGCCGCTCATTTTCGATACCTGCACGTTCGCGGGTGACACCACGTTCTCAACAGCGACGGGATTCTCGCACCAAGCCGCTGCGCAGGGCATGTCGGAAGTCATCTTCCGCAACTGCTCGTTCGGTGTCGCGAGCGGCACGAAAACCACGCACTCCACGACCGACGTGGCGTTCGCCGGCACCACGAACAACGTCGTGCGCATGTTCTTCGTGAACACCACGATGTCCAGCGCGACGAAGCTCACCCAGGCGGGTGCGTCCATCATTCCGGGCAACATGTATTCGCGTCAGCAAATCGACGGCACCGTGGCGCACGACCGGAAGTTCTGGGGCATCGGCACCGTGGCCTACGAGACCGGCACCGTTCACACCTCGGGCTTCAGTGAGAAGCTCACGCCGACCATCACGGGCAACTTCAGCACGGGCGCCGTGCTGCGGTCGAGCATCAAGCGTGTCGCGGTGAACAGCGGCGACACCGTGACGCCGAACGTGTTCGTGCTCAAGGATGGCAGTTACAACGGCGCCGTGCAGCCGCGTCTGGTGCTGCTCGCAAACCCAGCGATAGGTATTCTGGTGGACACCGTGCTCTACACGATGACGGTGGGCTCGGCCACGTGGGAGGCGTTCACGCTGGCGACTGCGGCGGCGACCGCTGCCGGCGTGATGGAGTTTGTGGTGGAAGTCACCGGCACGGCCGGCAACGCCTACGTGGCGGAATGGACGATGAGCTGATGCCTATCCAAGCCGGCGGCACACAGCAGTATTGGTTCAACGGGGAGTCCTTCGAGGGCGCCCAGAAGGGCACCTCTCCGCCCGACCCAGGCAAGCAGAAGTATTGGCTCAACGGCCAGACGGCCGCAGCCATCATGACGGGCTCGCCACCGTTCCCCACCGGTCACGATGACTGGTTTATGTTCACCATCGCACCCATCTAAGGTTGCGTAGGACCTCAAAACGCGGTAAACTACCGCAGGAGCAAGAATCATGCCAGGCACCCCCAAGCGCATCTCTGGACCCGCATATATCGGCGTTGGCATCGGGAACCTCTACACGCCAGCGGCTTCGACTATCAACTACCTCATCAAGGGGATGCACTTCACGAACAAGGACAGCGTGCCGCGCACGTTCACCATCTACGTGGGTGCGACGGGCGGCTCTGCCGGCGGCACCGAGCTTATCGCAGCCAAGGCCCTCCAAGCTGGTGAAAGCTACACCTGGTATGCTCCCGGCCAGGGGCTGATGATGACGTCCACCGACTTCTTGACGGGTATCGCGAGCGCGGCCTCTGCCATCGTGGCGACCGTCATGGGCGAGACCATCACGAACTACACCGCGTAAGCGTCAACCGATTGACACCGTCAAGCCTTTGACGGTAGAATAGTTGCAGTAGGCCGAGCGCCACGGATGAGGGCGCTCGACTGAACCTGCCGAGAGGGTGCAAGGCCCTCACCCCTCAACCCCGCCTACCGGCGCGTAAGCTCCGGCCCCTCAAGGACTTACAGCCATGATGTTCGACCCGACCAGCCTCGGTCAAGCTCTCCAGCCCGGCGACAAGATGACCCTGTCGTTCCACAAGGGACAGCCGAAAACGGCCGGCGGGTCCTTCATGGACAACGCGACGAAGGCCGGCGCCGTGCCGAGCCCGATGGGCGCCGCCCCGCAGGCCATGCCAGCGGCTCCTCCGCCGATGGCTGCGCCGATGGGCGCCCCGATGGGTGGGGACGACCGTGGCGCGCTCCTGGCGGCTCTGCAGGCGCACATGGGTGGCGGGCAGTAACATGACCGCCGACCAGACATACGACTCGGGGGCTGACAACAGCCAGCCCCAGGTGCAGCCCACCAAGGCAGCGCAGCCGGCGGACGGCTACTCCCAGGTGGCGACCGCACCGGACGGCGTGCCCGTCTACCAGAACGGCGGCAACTACTACACCCAGAACGCCGACAAGAGCTACACCCAGCAATACCAGGGTGGGGCGCCCTCGTGGCTGAACCCCCAGGGACAACCCCCGCAGCAGTCGGGTGGCTCAGGCGGCATGACGCCGAGCTACTACAACGCGAGCGACCCGGTCCACCAAGCTGTGTGGCAAGCCTACCAGGCCAAGGGCATCCAGCCCCGTGACCAGGCGGACTTCCAATACTGGGTAGACCACATCAACCAGAGCGGTGGGCTCGCGAACGGCTACCAGAACACGGGCGGCTCGGGCACATGGGCTCAGCGCATGGCGGCGGCCAGCGGTGGCGTCGGTGACTACAGCACGGGCGGCGGCGGCTCAGGGGCCGGCGGCGGCGTTGGCGGATGGGGCGGAGCCGGCGGACCGGACCCACGCTCGCAGGCGCTCTACGACCAGCTGCTGAAGCGCTCGACGCAGTCGCTGGCAGTCAACCCCAACGACCCCATCATCAAGGGGCAGACGGACGCGTTCAACGTCGCCCAGCAGCGCCAGCTCCGCTCGGGACTGTCGGCGGCGGCAGAAGCAGCGGGCCCGAACGGGAACATCTCGAACGAGACCCGGATGGGCAATGAGCAGGCTGGTGAGGCCACCGCAGGCTTCCAGGCGAACCTCATGCAGAAGGAAGTGGATGCCCGCCGTGCGGAAATCGCGCAGGCGCTTTCCGGCCAGCTCGGCGTGCTGTCGCTCGACCAGCAGGCAGCGCTGCACCGCGAAGACGAAGCCCTCCAGGCGCGCGGCCAGGACATCCAGTCCCAGCTCGGCAACCGTGGGCTCGCGAACACCGAGCGCGGCACCGACAACGCTGCCAACCAGCAGGCGTGGGAAAACCAGTATCAGACGCTGTTCGGGTAACCACACATGGATGAATACGCAGCGCGCAAACGTCAGCTGGGTGGTGGTTTCAACCTGGTGATTCCTATCGCAGTGGGCGACGCCGCAAAGGTGTTGTTCGCGGTGAAACAGCCCGTAGACACGGGCGACGTCCAGACGGTTGCCAAATACACCATCCACGTCCAGCGCATCGAGATGGTGATTGTCACCGGCTCGGGCGGCAAGACGTGGAGCGTCGGCAACTCGACGGATACGGCGACCGACCTCACGGGCACGAAGTCGGCGGCGACGTCCAACACGCGCTACACGTATGACTTCGGTCCGCAGGGCACCCCGCTCACCGAAGACAACGACCTGGAGTTTTTCGGCGTCGCGGGTGCGGTCGGCTACATCGTGGTCGAGGGCTTCCAGTCGCAGCGCGTGGTCGCCCCGGACATTAGCCTGATAGACCCGGCGACGGGCACCGCAGCGGGCGGCGACTCAGTGAACATCGACGTGTGGCCGAACGAGCAGGGGCTGCGCGTGTTCTTCGGCACCACCGAGGCCACCGTGGTCTCCTACGGCGACTACTTCGTGACCGTCACGACCCCAGCGCACGCAGCGGGAGCGGTGGACGTCACGGTCCATTGCCCCTCGCTGCTGAAACCTATCATCGAGGTTGCCGGCTTCACGTTCACGTAAAGGACTGCCATGTCATTCGACCGCTATCAGCAACCAAAGCGCGCGTTCAGTGGTGGGTTCACCACCACGCTGCATTTGGGCACGGGCGCCACGACTCAGACTGCCATCGCAGTCAAGCAGACGACGCCGCTCTACTCGCCCAAGAAGCACACCATCCACGTGCAGCGCGTCACGCTCGTGGTGACCACGGGTGCGGCGCACACGCTCCAGCTGCGCAGCGGCACGACCCACACGGTCATCACGCCTGCGATGGACTTGACGACGGCGGGCACGAAATACGAATACGACTTCGGGCCGCAGGGTGTGGCGATTGAGACGAACGAGAACCTCGAAGCGCTCATCAGCGCAGCCGGCGCGGCGGTCTCGCTGACCATCGAGGGCTTCCAGGAGCGCACGGCGACCGACCTCGCCGGCAGCTTCACGCTCAGCTCTGCGAGCGGCGACGTCCACGACGCGCACGCCATCACGTTGACGGCTGGCGCGGGGACGTTCTTCTTCGACGGCTCCCCCAGCGTGACGGTAGGCGGAGTAGCGGCGACGAGCGTCGTGCGCGTCTCCAGCTCCAGCATCACCTGTTCGTTCCCGGCCACCGGCCACCTCGGCACGGGTCTCAAGGATGTAGTGCTCACCCAGGCGGACGGCTCGGTCATCACCCAGGCTGGCGCTTACACCTGGACGGAGTCGGCCTACGTGCTGACCTCGGTCACCGCGAACACCGGCAGCGCGGCTGGCGGACAGGCGCGCACCCTCGCCGGCTACTACTTCGGCGCTGGCGTGGTTGTGACGTTCGGCGGTGTCGCGGCAACCGGTGTTGTGCCGGCGGCTGGCGGGCTCAGCTGCGCGGTTATCACCCCGGCGCACGCAGCCGGCGCGGTGAACGTCGTGTTCACCAACCTGGACGGCACGACGGCGACCGCAGTCGGCGGCTTCACTTACTCGTAAAGGTAGCCATGAGCTTCTGGGGCAAACTCGCGAAAATCGGTCTTATCGGCGCCGCGCCGTTCACGGGCGGGGCTTCGCTCGCGGGTCTGCCGCTGGTGGACCCCATCGACAACGGCATCTCTGCCATCGTGGACAAGTCGAAGGGCATGCCGCAGGTTGGTGTGGACGCGAACGGCAATCCCGTCAACGCGCCGACGAACCAGGCGAACGCCAACGAGGCACAGGCGCTCATCAACAACCGCGCGAAGCAGGCGACCATCGACCAGGGTGGGCCCGCTGCCGACCGACTCGCGATGCAGAACCAGTTCCGCGCTGGGCTCGCGGCGCGCATGGGCGCGAACCCCATCCAGCTGCCGGGTCTACGCCTCGCCAACGGCCAGATGATTGCGAGCCCCGACCTCACGCCGACCACTGCGGGCACCGACTTCGCGAACCTCTTCCAGCAGAAGATGGCGGACCGCATCAAGAACGGCCAGTCGCTCACGCTGAGCGGCGTGCCGGCGCCCTCGCAAGAGGAAATCGACGCCAACAAGAAGGCGCTCGACGCCGCTGGCGTGGGCACTGGGCTCAACTCGAAGCTCACCACGGTGGGGAACGCCATCAACCAGGGTGTTGGCTACCTCCAGTATGGCAAGAAGTTCGCAGACCTGTTCAAGAACGGCGGACAGCCGCAGAACCCGATGCTCACCGGTCCCACGACTGGGCCGAGCACTGCGTTCGTAGCGCCGACGACTGACTACACCGATACCGGCGACAACTCGAACAATGACATGTTCGGTGACCAATAATGGCTGTGGACAACACCGCACTCTACGGGCAACCGAACGTCCTCGCTGAGGGCTCGGGCGGCATGGTGTCGCCGGGCGCCGCTGCCTACCAGGGCTTCCAGCAGGAGCTTCTGCGGCGCCAGGCGCAGCAGGCTGATGCGGAAGCACAGGCGCGTCAGGATGCGCTCGACAAGCAGAACGCGCAAATCAAGATGGCGGAGCTGGAGAACGCCAAGACGGTAGCCGCTGCGAACGCCGAAGCTCGCAAGGCTGCGGCGAACAAGGCTGTGCTCGCGAATGCCGAAGGCACCATGATGCCGGGCTCGGATATCGCACCCGACCAGAGCGCAGCCATCAAGGCAGCGGGCGGCGGCGGGCTCATCCTCGGCACCCCGATGACGGCTGGTGTCCCCTCGCAGTTTGCGGAGGCCCCGGATGCGCAGACGGCTGCGTCGGGTGAGGTTCCTCAAACCACCAAGGAAACCTACAAGGGCACGCCCGAGCAGCAGCTGCTGCAGGCGCACAAGGACTACGCCCAGGGTGTGGTGGACAAGCTCACGAAGAAGCAGGACAACGGCGAGGACCTCACGCCGGTCGAGCAGGAAGCGCTCTTTCAGGGCAACAGCATCCTCATGACGGGCAAGTCGAGCACCGTGCCGGCTGGCGTCGTTACACCCAAGGGTGCGGGCAGCGAGACCAACACGCCCGAGAAGAAGTTCTACGCGCTGATGGTGAAGACGGCGACCGACCCGAACAGCGTCACGCCCGAGGAAAAGGCGTATGTGAACGCCTACGCGAAGCAGCACCCCGACGAAGCGACGAAGCAGCGCGATGCCGTCATCAAGCTGAACATCACGCAAACCGGCGCGAACGCGCGCCAGGGCAACCAGTTCTCGAACGCTGCGCAGGAGAGTGCCTACAAGGACCTCTCCGCGAAATACGATAAGCTGAACCTCCCCGCCATTGCAGACATGATGGACGAGCTGAAGCAGACCGGTGGCGTCGTAGAGACGGTGGCTATCCCGAAGTTCCTCTCGGTCCTCACGGGCGGCATGGGCACCGGTCTCCGCATGACGCAGTCCGAACTGCAGATGGTGCAGAACTCCCGCCCGCTGCTGGATTCGCTACTCATCAAAGCCGGCAACGTCATCGGCATCAACGAAAACGGCTACCGTGCGTTGACCGACGAGCAGAAGCGCCAGATGGCGGACTTCGTCGGTCGGGTCGCGCAGCACCGCATCGACCAGGGCGACAACATCACCCAGGCCCAGCAGGACCTGGTGGGCAAATCGGCTCCCGAGGTTCGGGACATCCTGGCAAAGCAGCGGGAGAACGACCTCAAGATGTTTGAAACGCGCATGGGCATCAAGCCCACGGCTGCAGCTGGCGCTGCGCCTGCTAACCGTCGCACGGCGAAGAACCCCACGACGGGTGAGGTCCTCTACTCCGACAACGGTGGCCCGTGGCACAAGTAAACGACCTCCCGCCGGGCTTCGAAGAAGTCAAGTCTACCGAGCTTCCCGCTGGCTTCGAAGAAGTCAAGGCGGAGCCCTTCGACGTCAAGAAGCAGAACGCCATCATGCTCGGCAACATGGCGAAGCAGAAGGATGCCGGCAAGCAGGACCTCCTCTCGGATTTCGCCAACAGCGGACCGATGGGCGATGTCATGCAGGGCCTGAACAAAGGCCACGAGGGCAACTACGCGGGCGCCACCCACGGCATCGTCAAGGGTGTCTCGAAGGTGCTGGCCCCGGCTGCGCTGCCGGCGGTTGTTGCGGCGCCTGCGGTTGCTGCTGGCGGTCTGCTGCTCGGCGCTGCCGGCGACTACGGCGGGCGCAAGGCTGCGTCGCTGGTCACCGACAACCCCGACTACCAGGATGTAGCCGGCGACGTCGGCGGGCTCCTCGGTGGCGTCGTGGGCGGCGAGGGCACTGCGAAGTATGGCCCGGCGGTTGGTGATGCACTCATCGAGCGCGCCGCGCGTCTCAAGGAAATCCCCGCGTTCCAGCGCTCGCACGCGCCGGCTGCTGCGGCGTCGATGATACTCGGCCCACAGGCCGGTGCGGCTGTGGAAGTCGCGCAGAACCCGCTCGCCAACGAGATGGCCGGCAAGCTCCTCAAGCGCAACGTGCCGTGGCAGACGCCGAAGGGTGCAGTGGGCCTGCCCGTCATTGACCGCAACATGCCGAACGTGTCGCCCGACGCCGCTGAGCGCCAGCTGTTTGCGCCGAGCGCAGAGAGCGTGCCGGGCACCGGTGTCGTGGGCAACGAGACGCCTCCCTCCGAGAAGACCATCCCCGACGCCTATCGCAAGGAACTACTGGATGCGATGGCGAAGGAGCGCGAGTCGAAGAACGCCGCATTCGACGCGAACGCCGCCTCAGTGGACCCGCTGTCGGCCGGCGCCACGCCACAGGAAATCGCTGCGAAGTATGCCGAGTCCAAGGGTCTTGCGGCGCCTGAGCCACACCCTGCCGCGAAGGTGGACCCAGAGCAGCAGAAGCTCATCGCTGCTGCCTACGAGAAGATGCAGCACAACCCCGATGACCCGCGCGTGCGGCAAGCCTACCAGGCGCTGCAGCGCGAGACGGCTGACCAGTTTCACTACATCAAAGCGCACACGGGCCTGCAGACCGAACCTTACACGGGCTTGGGCGAACCCTACAAGAACTCCGCCGAGATGTTCAAGGATATCAACGAGAACAATCACCTGTCCTACAAGCCGACTGCGGCAGCGGGGAACTTCGCGCCCAACCACCCAATGCTTGAGACGCTGCAGACCGGACCAGACGGCAAACCTGGCGAGATGAACTACAACGACATGTTCCGCATCGTCCACGACTACATGGCGCATGCGAAGGGCGGACACCAGTTCGGGCCCAACGGCGAACTGAACGCCTACCTCGAACACGCAAAGCTGTTCTCACCAGATGCGAAGGCTGCGCTCGCCACCGAGACGCTGGGCCAGGGTGCTGCGAACTTCAGCGGACCTCGTGGTGCGTTTGTGCAGCAGAAGGCTGGCTTGCTGCCGCCCGAGCTGCGCGGCCTGAACCCCGAGAACGTGAAGCCGGCGCTCGGCAACGAGGACTCGCTGAAGGCCAACGCCGCGCTCGGCAACGCCGAGGACCATGCGGTTATCGCGGAAGCCGGCAAGGCGCCTGTCGAACGCTCGGGGCTGAATCTCAAGCTCATGCGGCACTACGAGGAGCACGCCGCAGCAGGCAAACCGCTCTATCACGGGACGACTACGAATGCCGCTGCGGGATTCGGTGAAAAGGGCATCACGCCTGCGGGTTCGCCGGGAGCCGACACAGCTGCCAACTTCTCAGCCGGCGGAGAGCGCAAGCCATCAGTATATCTGACGACGTCCAAAGCCGACGCCGAAGCATACGCCCGTCTCGCGGCGAAGGCTCATGGTGGGGAACCCCATGTTGCGGAGGTTTACGTCCCGCCCGCCGAAGTCGGTAGACTGAAACCCGACGAGAGCCACTTTGGCTCTGTGCGCTCCGAGTCAGCCATCCCACCGGAGTGGTTGCAGAAACCCGAGAACCCCACAACCGAGAGCATTGTAGCACGCAAGACTCGGGAGCTGCAGGACTACCTCAAGGCGCAGATGGCGAACCCCGAGGCCGGCAAGAACGTCGAGGTCGCGCCGGCCGGCAAGACCACGACCAACGGTAGCGGTGGGCACGAAGTGAGCGCCGAGGAAATCGCGCGTGTCAAGGAAGTCACCGACAAGGGTGGCGAATTCATCGTGCGCCAGAACAACCCAGGCGGCAAGCCCATCGACCGGAAGGTGAGCGACCCCAAGGCGATTGCCGACCCCGAGGGCTGGCTGAAACCGAACGAGAAGCTCATCGCAGTAGACAAAGACGGCAACGAAGTCGTGCGAGCGCACGGCACGAAGGGTGGCGCGATGTCACCCCAGGAGAAAGACCTTATTGGTAACCGTGGCGCGGGAGCCATGAATCAAGCAGAGAGACTGCGCCTGTTCCGCGAACAGTATGTGAGACGTCAGCCGTGAGAACAGAAACCATCCTCATCAAGATGCAAGAGCAAATGGAGAAGAACCACGAGGCTACCCTTGCAGCTATCGGCCAAATCAACTCCCAGATGGCCGCGCACAACCTCGCAGACTCCCAGGCGTTCGGCAAAATCGACCAGCGTCTCGAACCCGTGGAGTCGTTGCGCAAGACCTTCCGGTGGGCAAGTGCCACCGGCTTCGTCGCGCTCGTCGGGGTTATCGCCCAGGCAGGCTGCAGCTACGTCGGAACCCACTTCAAACCCTAACGGCGGACCCCATGCCCAAGTCGTCACAGAAACAGCACTCCCACATCCTCGCGCTCGCGCTGTTCATCTGGGCGACGTTCATTGCGTTCTACGCACCGGATATCGCAGCGTTCCACGCACGGCATGTAGCCGACCGCGCGCAGAACAGCATCGTGCGGTTGACACTGTTCCTCAATGACGGACGTGAGGGTGTTTGCACCGGGGTGGTCATCGCGGACAAGCTCATCCTCACCGCAGCACACTGCACCGATGAGAACGTGGTGAGCATCAACGCCGACGACGCGCCGGCCCAGGTGGTTGCTGTGGACGAGCACTTCGACCTAGCGCTGCTGACGAGTCCTGCGGCTCAGAGTGAGCGCCGGCCGGCCATCAGCATCAGCGATGCGCCGATGTTCCGGGGCGACCACATGACCGCCATTGGCTACGCGGGCGGCGCCACGTTCCTAGTTCAGATGCGCGGCACGCTGATGCTCCAGGCAGCGGAGACCAGCTCGGACATCGCGCCGTGCGTCATCGCGAGCTACATCGGTATTCCGGGAATGTCGGGTGGGCCCGTCATCGACGCGCGGGGGCATCTCATTTCCATCGTCTCGCGGGGCATTACCGGAGTGTCCTGTGGAATGAACACTGAAATCATCCGGGTGTTTCTTTATTCTGCTCTAGGGCACTGAGGTAAGACAATGGCGAAACTGACCACCGAGACCCGTAACGCGCTGCCCGATTCAGCGTTCGCGCTGCCCGGCCGTCGTTACCCCATCCACGACATCAACCACGCACGCGACGCACTGGCGCGGGTAGCCGCAAACGGCGACGAGCACGAGCAGGCTGTGGTGCAGATGAAGGTGAAGAAGCGCTATCCCGAAATCGACGTCGAGCACGAGCACGACAAGGCGATGTCAAACTTCTGAGCGCACGACGCCGAGCCGTAGCCGGCTCATAGTGATGACCGGCACACGGCACTCGAAGCGCACCTCGGCGGGATTCGGCTGCAGCTTCGCGAGGGCGATGTGTGTTCCCTTGTCAAGAGGGAACCCACAGACGACGCAGCAGCTCGTGGTGTTCAGCATCCACTCTTTTTCAGACTTGAAATCCACCGGACATCCTTTTCACCAGCTCCTCGCGCACTATCTCCATATTCCCGAACGTCACTGAGAGCGCCGGCACCGCGAAGTAGGCGCGCGTGGCGGACACGCTCGTGTTGGTGATGAGCTTGCCCAGGAGCGTGCCGTCCTCTGCGTGGACGAGCATCTCCTCGGTGAAGTAGCCGGCCGCAATACGGCTGGTGTGGTTCGCAGCCGCCCGGTTGTCTTGTGACTGCTCGCCCATGCTGTTCCAGTCCATCTGAGCCCCTATTCTGCGCTCGTGGCGCGTCCAGCCGCACCTCGAACACTGCCCGGTCACGTCGTTGAAGTAGTGGGTCGGGCAGCTACACGGATAGTTTGGCATGGGAGGCACACACCGCGCAACTCTCGACGTATTCAATCTTGTGGCCGGATTCGGGGCACCCCGGAGGGCACCCCGAGACCAGGCGTTTGCACCACAAGCAGAGGAAAAACCGGTGCGATAGGCTCATTTCGTCAACAGCGCGATGGCTTCGTCGGCGCTCGCAACTTGCTCGACTTGCGGGAGGTCGTAGAACACGTTGGTGTCGCGGGGTCCGATGAGGATGACGCGCTTGCCGCTCGCCAGGGCCATGCCCATCTCGCATGCCTTGCCCTCGGACCTCATCGCGTTCACGATAACCAGCGTGTTGCACTGGCGAACTTGCTCGAAGTCAAGCAGCGCGGCTTGCCGCCGGCTCACAAGGTTCTGGTCCTCGTCGGCCTCGCGCTCCGTCCAGTCGCTGACGACCTCGATGCCGGCAGCAACGAGCCGCTGCTTGAGCTTGCCCATCGGCACGATGTCCTTCCAGCTGCCGGCCAGGTAGACCCTGGGCGCCGGCTGCTGTAGTTCGTTCCCCTGCGGGATATGGTGCTGGTCGAGCAACATGTAGTGTGTGTCCTCGATGGCGGCGAACAGCTCGTCCAAGTTCGTCGCGCTGACCTCGGCGTCCACTTCCATCGAAGCTACCTGGGTCTCGCTCTCGTGCAGCATGATGGCGGCGTCGGGATTCACGTAGCCCGGCCTCAGCATCCGAATGACGTAGCCGCCCACGCGGCGGATGAACTCCGCCTCGTTGGGGAAGCGGACGTCGCTGATGACGATGTTCGCGTCGCGGCGCGCGAGCGCGCCGATGCGGTGCGCCATCGCACTCACCCACACGTCGTCCCCGAAAATCTTCCGCCCACCCTCGGTCCCGCAGCGCTGCAGCAGCCGGCGCACGTCGGGCAACGCCTTGGCATTCTCGTAGCCGATGTTCTTCAACACGTCGCTGTAGCGCGCCATCGGGGCACCGCCCTCGGTGTAGTGGCGCGGCTGTTCGGTGTGGACGTAGGGGTCGATGCCAAGCGCCATTTGGCGGACACCGTCAGCGAACGCTATCTTAGTGAAGCCGAAGTTGTCGATAAGATGCTGAGCCGCCGAGTCCTTGCCCGAACGCGCGACGCCGCACAAGCCTATCAGCATTAGTTCTCCTCGCTGGCAGTGGACTGGCTGACCTTCAGGACTCTGCAGCGTGCCAGTGTGTTGAGCTGCAGCTTGACGACTTTGATGCCATACTCGCCCAGCTGATGCTGGGCTTCGTTCCGCAGCTTGGTCTTGAGCGTGCCCCGGCGCTGCTCGCTCTGCAGCTCTGCCCAGTCGAAGTCGCAGCACACGTCGTGCAGCGCAGTCATCGCGACGTCGATGGTGTTACGTGTGGGGAACGCCACGAACGGCAGCAGCTTGCTGATGTCCTCCACAGCGTAGGTGAGCGTGCCGCTGACCAGGAACGTCTTGCCGTCCTTGGTCTCCATGACTTGGGTCTCCAGCCGGTCCGTCTGACGGGCAGTGGGGTATATCTCGAACGTGGTCACCAGGGGCCAGTAGACGTGCAGCCCGGCGTCGAGGGCAATGGGGTTCTTGCCGCGCTTGTATTTGATGGCGCCTTGTGTGGGGTCCAGAATCACCAGGCGGGGGATGAACTGTCCGAACCAGGCGACGATTTGTCCTATCCAGGCGAAGGCGGTTTCCATCTACAGCTTCTCCTGCAAGGGCTGTGCCACGAACTGCTGCCAGCTCTCGGGGATGGGCGCCGGCCCCTGGTATTCGAAGTGGGCGTAGCGGTCGCTGCACTGGAAGAGGCGGAAGAGGTTACCTTCGATAACCACACTGTCGTGGACCGGTTCACCCTTGTCGAACACCCCGATTATTTGGTCGAGCCCGTCCTGCCAGCGCAGCACCGCGCGCCGGCTCAACGGTAGGTCTCCTCGATATGGGCCATGAACTTCAGCGCCCAGCCGTCGCGCTCTACACGAAACACCAGCGCGTCCTTGTAGTAGAAGTTCGGCACGCCGGGAGTCGTGGGCGTCAGGCTCACGTTGTTGGTGATGGTCTCCTGCCACTCCAGAGAGTCCACTATCGCCTTGAAGATGTCGCGCTCGGCGTAGACGACGATGTTCGTCATCTGCCGCTTCGGAACATTGCGGTAGTAGGTGAACTCGCGGTAGGAGCGCTCCATCATCGCTCGCGCCTGGTAGAGGTCCAGCTGGTTCATTCCATCTCTCCCAGCCAGCCGATGGGCCGGCCACGCCACGCGATGTTGTTCCAACCATTCAGCGCGTCCTCGGACTCGTAGCGCGCGACGGAGCTGAGGAACGCCTCCGCCGCCACATACTCGTGTGCCAGCAACCCGATGGTGTGTGTGGGGTCCTCTGGCGGCTTGATTTGTTCCAGCGTGCGCCTGCCGAAGCTCACGAGCGATTGATTCACAAACTTAAGGCGACGCTCGGCAAGCTCGGCACGATGCCGAGCCTTATACTCCGCTGCCTGCATCTCCCGGTAGAGCTGCTTATACTTCGGTCTCGGCTTTCGCATGCGTCCTCCGCAGTGTCCACAGAACCGACCCCCGTAGGGGCCGGTTATCGCGAACACGCATGTGTGACTCACAGGAAGATGGGGCACGTGAACGTGCGCCCGCGTTTCCGGTCCATCAGGAACATCACTTGCTTCGGTTTCTCGTAGCTCGCCTTGATGCTGAGCGCGAACGAGTCGTAGCCGATGAGCGAGCCGTTGACGATGAAGCGCCCGCCGTCGAACAGCTGGTGGAAGTGGCCCAGCACATCGAGGTCAGCGTGCCGGCCCTGGTTCCACTGCGCAATCGCCTTGTTCAGCGGAATGGTGAGCCCACCGACGCCGCCGCCATACTTCACCATGTGGCCGTGCTGGAAGCGAATCATCGTGCCGTAGATGTCGAGGTAGCTGTGCGGCGCCTCGGGCACGATGAACGTCACGCGCAGCTCGTCCCGGAAGTGGTCCTTGAGGTTCAGGAACATCAGGTATTCGAGCGAGTGGCCGTTCTCCGCACCGAAGCGCGTGGTCTTCGTCGTGCGCGCGTGGTTGCCGCTGTGGCACGGGATGGTGAGCTGCAGCTCGCTGTTGTCCAGCAGGAACTGGATGCCGCTCACAATCTCGTTCTGAACAGCGATAACTTCGAACATAGGGGGCAGGGTGTTCGTCTCTTGGAACTCTTCGTGGATATGCCCCGTGATGAAATCACCCAGCAGAGCCAGCACCATGTGGTTGATGGGCAGACCCGCTGCGAGTAGCTCGGTGAGGCTGAGCGCTTTCTGGAAGAACCGCTCGATGCGCGTGTGGGCGATTGTGGGGTTGAAGAGGTTGAGCCCACCCACTTCGGCGCCCACATGGCCGGCATAATGCCAATCAGAGGCGACCACAACCACAGTGCCCTCGTTACCGCCCGAGGCTTCGCCGGCTTTGATGATGCGAACGTCCAAGCCATCCTTCAGCTCCTTGACGACTCGCAGCTCCCCTTCGAGCTGCTCGATGGTGGTCTGTGCGGCTTTGTAGCGCTCCTGGAGCCCTCGCTTCTCGCTGGCGTTCCTGGCGTTCGCCCGGTCGAGGGCAAGCTGCTCAGCGGCGTTCAGGCCGGCAGGAGCCGTGACCGTGCGGCCGGCTCGGCACGCCGCGCAGATGTTCGAGCGCGGGTCAATCATGTTGGGACACGTCGGGCAGCGCTTCGTCTGGTAGCGGCGATGTTTCGGTTCAGGTATGGACAAGGAATCCTCCAGGGTGGTGGTCCTGCTATTTTACCACCCAGCGGGTTATGTGTCGAATGCTACCGTCCACTCGGTCGAGCCCGGTATACCCCGTGAGAGCCAGCGGCGCCAGTGGCGTTTCCAGCATGGCTGACAGACGAACCAGAGGTTACCGTCCGATGTCTTGACAACGGAATAACGCCCAGGGCGCGTCCCGCAGTCCCAACACTGCGTCTTGCAATCCCACGCGGGCACGCTATTCATCGTCCTCGACGTCCCGCTCGTCACGCGGCGCCTGCTTTTTCTTCGCAGCCTCGGCCTTCGCGGTAGACTTTGGCGTGATGACCAGCGTGTGGCCTTTCTTCGGCTTGTTCACGTAGCAGTCTTCGAGCTGCTTCGCGGTGATACCCAGCGCGTAGACTTTCTTTTTGCTCAGCGTGCGCGTGGTCCCACCGTCCACTCGGGTGACGCCGTAGCCATCGGGCAGCTCGATTTTCTTCACGCCGGCTTCAGCGCGAATCGACTCGATGCGGGCCTTGAGGACGTCGAGGTCCTCCAGCATGTCGTCCGATTCCGCCTTCAGCTCCTCGTAGGCGCTGGTCTCGGTCACCAGCAGCTGCAGTAGCTCCTGGTCAACCTCGACTTCGACGGTGGTCTCGACTGTCTGCGTGAGCCTCGGGCTCATCGGTAGTCCTGTCTGCCATGTGTGAGTTTACGCTCGCGACCCTTTGATACCTCGAACCAGCTGTCATGCCAGGGCCCTCTGAAGCTCAGCACCCAGCTGCGGCCCATTGAGCGCACCTGGTGATACGTCTCTCGCATGGTGAAGATGGGACGCAGAGATGGCGTGTAATACCCGACCTCCTCGTTTGCCTCGTTATAGTCAAACGAACGGAGGGTCTCGTGCAGCCGGCCATGCAGCAGCCAACTCAAACTGTTGAAGGCGTGCGAGTGGAACGCTGGGCGTGTGCCGTCCTCGAACCGCAGCACCAGCACCGAGAACAGCGACTTCACTTCGAGCCCGTAGGCGTAGACGTGCGACTCGGGCCCACCGTCTTTCCGTCCAAACATCATTCTCATTTGCACAGCTCCAAATGCGCGTGGCGCTCGCAATAGTGTGGGCGTGGCTTGCAACCCATGTCGCAGCCGCAGTTCTGGGCGCTCTGCTGGGCCTTAACGAACGCTTCACTTACTTCGCGAACAATGGTCATCGTGGACGTGTCCTCCTCGTGCTCCTCGCGCATCTCTTTCTCGATACGCTTGTCCATCTCGTGGAACGTCTCGCGCTCGTCGCACAGCTCCACCACGAACCGCACCGCCATCGCGGCCACGTGGATGGCTTCGGTGCGCATCGCAGCTTTGTCGTGCTTGGACTTCCACACCTCCGCCTTCAGCTCGTCCACCTCTTCGAGCAGGATGGCGTAACCCTCGTGCGGGCTGTGGAAGTCGCCGGGGTGCTTGCGCTTGGCGCGCTCGACTTCCGCTTTGACGTAGAACACCGCCTCAGTCAGCTTGTCGCTCATCGGTCCTCCCTCAGCCACTCGCTCGGGTCGAACGGGCGCGGAATCACCACGCGCACCTCGCGCCCCCACTTGCCCAAGGTATCCTTGATGTGCGGCGGGAGGTCCTCCCAGAGCCGCCAGGCGTCTACGTTCCACTGCGTGTAGCGCACAGGCCATCTCTTTTTCGCCCACTCGGGGAGGAAGCGCGCCTTGACGGCTTCCACCCAGTTCATCGGATAATGCACGTGGTGCGAGGACTTCAGCCCGGTCCACGTCATGACGATGCTGTGGACCAAATTGTCTGCGTTCGCCATCGCCATTTGCTGGGTCATCCGAAGGTCAGTCGGCTTCGGCATCATCCGCCGCGTCATGGTGTGGTTCAGGCCCAGCTGTAAATGCTCCAGCAGAATGGTGTCGTAGCTCATGTCGGGACCGCTGATGTTGCTCATAATTCCACCATGTCTGCCCAGTTCAGCCCCGCTTCCGGCTTGGTCTCCAGCGGCACGCTGAAGCCTTCCGGTGCTCTCGTCATTATCTCCTGCAATTTCGGCGCCACGTGTAGGATGCGCCTGGTGTCCACCTCTGACAGGAGGTCATCGTGCGTCCACAGCAGCGGCTCGACGTAGTTGCCCTGTCGCCTTTCGGGGACATAGACCTCTTTCCAGGCCGCAGCGAGCACCTGCTTGCCGATGTATTGGGCGCCCTCTTGGATGGGGGTCGAGTAGGCGAAGCGCTCGGCCTCAGCCTTCACGCGGGGGTCCTTCGAGCGAATCCCACCCACGTAGCGGATGCGCCCGCTCATGCAGCGCACATAGCCGTTCTTCTCCGCCTCGGCAATCATCGCCTGCTTGTAGCTGCCGGCACCGACGTAGAGGGCATTGGCCTCGTTAATCATGCGCTGCGCGTCGTCCTCGTCCACGTCGAGCCCCGCCTTGCGCAGCTCCAGCACGAGCCCGATGTGGGTCTGGCCCATCCAGTAGCCGAAGTTGATGGCCTTCGCTGCGGTGCGCTCGCCGCTGTTCTTCTCGGGCCGGCCGTAGATGCGCACGCACATGTTGGTGTGCATGTCGATGACGCTGCCATCGGGGTTGCGGCGCTCGCCCCGGTAGATGGCGAGCATCACGGGGTCCTGCGAGAGGTGCGCCCCGACCCTCAGCTCGACTTGGGATTCGTCCAGCGACAGGAACATGCAGCCGTCGCGCGGCACGAAGCATGCGCGGAACGCCTTGGCGAACTTGCCGTGCTTCGGCATCGCGAGCAGGTTCGGCGCTTTCGCCGCGAGCCGGCCGCTCGGCGTGCGGTTCAGCATCAGCTCGCAGTGGATGCGCTGGTCGAAGGGCCACCGCTCCACCAGCTCTGGTAGGCGCTCCACGAAGGTCCACCGCAGCTTGTGGTATTCGCGATAGCTGCGGATATCCGCAATTTGCGGGTATTCGGGATACATGCGCTGGAGGGCTTCCAGCACCTTGTCGTTGGTCGAGCCCCTGCCGCTGTCCGTAGATTTGCCCTGCTGCTCGACCCCCAGCACCCCGTAGAGGTATTCCGCGACTTGGTCCCCGCTGTTCGGGTTGAAGTCGCCCCACGTGGTGACGTCAGCGAGCTTGCGCTGCAGCACCAGCAGCTCCTTGTCGAGCAGTGTGCTGAGCTTGGCGAACGCCTCGGGGTCGGGCTTGATGCCGACGTCCATCATGCGGGCGATAATGGGCAGGGTGCTCATATCCAGCCGGTAGACGGGCTCCAGGCCCATAGCCTTCACACGGGGCAGCAAGGCGTGTGCGACCCGCAGGGTGGCGTCAGGGTCGCGCCCGGCATACCGAATAGCCAGGTCGGGGTCCACGTCGCTCAGCGATGCCTCGGGAACCTCGGCGCGCATCACCTTGTAGGCGCCGGCCAGGATGTCGTCGTTCTGGTTGTTCCAGAGCTTGTAGGGGTCCTTTGAGCCCAGCACGCGCTCGGCGGCGGACATCAGCGGCAGCTTCGGCAGCTTCGGGCGCACCTTGATGCGCCGCTTCAGGATGTCCTTTTGGAACCGGAAGTCTTCGTCCCGCATGCGCTGGTAACGCGCGTTCTCCCGTCCCCACAGCTCGTTCAAGTAGCGCAGCGTGTGGCGCTCCTGCGCGTCGCCCAGGACCTCTTGGTAGCCCATCATGGGCATGGCGCACTCGCGCACGGCGAGCGCCTTGAGCCCCTGCGGGATGACGCCCAGCTCATACGCCATGAGCATCGTGTCCTCGACGTCGAACCCCTCACCCAGAATGTCGATGCCCGTCATGATGCGGTTCATGCGAGCGTCGTGTAGCGCGCTGTGGAAGACTAGCGTGGGCCTCGCTTCGCGGGCCCACCGGGCGAACGCTTCGATGACTTCCGGCGTGCGGAGGATGACGCCTTCACCTGGGACAAGCGTGAGCTGGATGCTCCACGGGGCGTGCGGGTAGCCCTCAGTGTCGTTGGCGAGAGTGACTTCACCCACTCCACTTGCCGCTCGTGTGATGTCTGCGCTTCTAACCCAGCTTTCAAACTCTCGAACGGTCCGTAGCTCCCGGTAGAGGGGGTCGGGGATGGGGTCTTCGTGGAGCCCTCGGACGGGGATTCTGCCAGCGAGGATGAGCCCAAGCTGCTGGAATCCGACAAGGACCTGATTGGAGGACTCAGGAGAATGGAAGCCTGCCGCAGGGTGGACTTGTGGAGCGACTGACACATCGGGCCTGAGCATTGGGAGTCGGGCCCGCACATCAGATGGAGGCAGTAGGTGCAGCCCCCACACTTCGTCCACATCCACGTCGCCAAGGAAATACCGTATGGCTTCACGGCCGAGAGGAACGATGACTTTAGGTTGAACACGTTCAAGCTCCAGCTTCAGATGATGGCCGGCTTCCTCGTAGTCTTCCTGCGGATGCGGCACACCCTTGTCGGGCGCCGGCCGGCGGAAGTAGTTCGTGAGATACCAACGCTCGCGGGGCCAGCCGATGCGCCCAAGCAGACGGTCTACTTCGGCGCCGACTGGCCCCTCGAACGGTTTGCCCCGAATCATGTCCTTCCAGCCGGGCTCGTTGCCCACAAGCATCAGCTTGCAGGGCTCGGGGCCCGTGCCGTGAACGGGGCGAACGCTCTCGTCCATCAGTTCGACAGCTTCGACGCCGACTTCAACGCACGCAGAAACTGCGCGCCCTCGGGCTCGCTACCCTCGGCTTGCTGGGACTTCTGCTTCGCGGCTTGCTCCGCAAAGATGGTGTCCATGAGCGCGATGTCCTGGAGGGACGGGATGTTCAGCTGCACCGAGGACCAGGCGCCCACGGCAAACGTCTTCACGGTGAACAGCGAATCGCCCACGTAGCGCAGAATGCTCAGCGGGCCGGCAGAGCCGCCGACTGTCTGCACCGAGTGAGCCTCGTAGCGCTCGGGACCGGTGCCTGCACCCATCACGACGATTTGACGCAACGGCAGCTCTTCGAGCTTGAACATGTTAGCGTTTCCTCAGTGCTTCGAGCACCTTGAGCGCCTTCGCCGTGCCGAGCTTACGGGGCCCGGCCGGCGTCAGCACTTCCAGCGTCTCCCAGTTTGCCAGGGTCATCTTGCCGAGTCGTTCGAGCTTCACGAGGAGCGTCACCTCGCGCGGGTCATCTACCCAGAGCGCGCTGCAGAACTTCTCTACCGCTTTGGAAGCTGCAAGACCGATGCCAGGGCACAGGTCCATCACCGCCAGCCGGAACGGGCTCACGGGGTGCGGCCCTGTCATCCGTTCAGGACGAATCATCGTTTTGAGTGTCGTGTGCTGGTCCCACTCCTTGTCGGTGAAGGACCGGAAGAGGGTAGCCAACCAGCGCACGCTCTGCGACTGGTTCGCCGTCTGCTTGATGCGCAGCCCGCCCCGGAGGTCCAGCGAGAGCAGCGACTTCTCCAGGGAGTCCTCGCTGAACCCACCGGGTATCTGCCGCATGTTCCCGTGGCGTTCGAGCTTTACGAACTTCCCCTTCGAGTCGGTTGTGTATAGGCCCTCAACGAGCAGCCACACGAACTCGAAGCTGGCGTGGAGCCGGTCGAGCTGAGAGGCACTTTCCTCTGTAGACAATCCCTGCAGACGCCCACTGCGGAGTGAGCCAGTGAGGTCGGAGAGCGCCTTGCGCTCGACGGCCACCTCAGCGTCTCCGTCAGGGCCATGTCCGGTGAAGACAAAGTCTCCCGCATCGAGCGCCGCAAGTTTCGCAGGGACGCCTCGGGCTTGAAGGTCATTCAGCAGTTCCTTGGACCCTACGCGGGAGTCCACCCACATCACTTTTGACAGTGTCATTTGTCTCCCGATGTCGTCGGCAGAAGATGCAGCCAGGGATGCACGTGCCCGCAATGCAAGCGTCGATGCCGCTGTTCAACAGCGACAGCACTAGCTCCACGCGCGGGTCGGCTGTGAGCAGCTTCATTTGCGCTCGCGGGTCTCGTAGATTATCCCGATAATCTCTACCACAGTCGCCACGAAGATGAGCAGCATCATCGCAAGAATGCCCAGCTCATCGAGCTTGATGAGGGTCATTTGTCGCCCCGGGTGCGCAGCTTTTGTGTCGCTTCGTCGGGAAGCCAGCGCCACGCATCCAGCTCCTCGGGCGTCATTCGCGCGACGCTCACCCAGAAGGCATGTCGCTTCTCCTCGGCGGTAATGGTCTTCGGTCGCAGCAGATGGATGTTGGTCACCGGGTCCAGCATCTCCACCCAGGGGGCGACTTGGCGCTGCTCAACGCGCACGAAGTCGAGCACCGGGAAGCTCTCTTGCAGCCGCGTCAGGATGTCCAGCGGGGAGATAGCCTTGACTGCTTCGATGCTGACGTTCAGCCGGCGCGCATACCAGGCCCAAGCTCGCCGGAACTGGGTCTGCGTGACACCGCGATACGGCTTGTCGGTGCCCACCCTCCACAGCATAGCGAGCACTGAGCCGGGGTTGTCGCTGACGTAGTAGCGGTTACGCTTCTCCCCCTTGTAGCGCCACACGAGGCGATACTGGTAAGAGAACTTTTTCGCCGGCATTAGCGGAACAGCCGGTAGACGCCTGCCGCGTTCGGCGCATGCTCGAACGTCATGCGGCCGATGGTGTGGCCCGAGTTACGCAAGTCGGAGAGGGCTCGGCGCACGCTGGGCGCCGGCACGTCGAGAATGCGCGCGATGTCGTAGCTGGTGTAGCCGTTCGCGCTGAGCAGCAGCGCGTAGACTCGGTCAGCCAGTGGGCCGGGCGGTGTGTGCTTCATGGTTACTCCCAGTCACTTTCTTCGCTGTCCGGGAAGAGCATCATGCCCAGCATCGGCAGCGTCAGGTTTTCGAACGTCTTGTCCTGGACGAGCGCAGAGCCCATGCCACGCGCCTTGTTCACGGTCGTGTAGAACTTGCCCTTTTCGCGGTAGTGGAACAAGTCTACGTGGACAAGCCCCTCCAGCTCGCGAAAGCCGGCGCGCTTGTAGCCGCCCGACTTGGCGTTCTGGGAGACCCACTCTTCCTTTACGTCCTCGATGAAGCAAGCGTTGACCGTGAGTTTCTTCGGCCAGTTGACATACTTCCGCATGGCCTGGTTGGCCTTGTCGAAGTCGCGCGGCTTGTCGCCCTTCGGCGTGCCGAACTCGGCATACCGGAACAGGTTCCACACGTCGGTCTCTTTGTCCCAGATGACCGTGCGGCAGTGCTGGCAGAGGAAGATGTAGTCCTCGATGAACTTGTCGCGCAACAGCTTCGCCTTGAGCTGGAAGCCCTCCGACTGTTCGTCCTCTTTTGTGGGCGCCCAGTCGTAGTTGGCTACACGAATCTCTTTCTTGCCGTTGAACTTCTCGATGACACCCTCGTGGCCGAGGTCCAGCGACTGCAGGCCAATCGGGCCCGGTCCGGTGAGCGCGAACTCGGTTTTGCCGCTGCCAGGCCCGCCGACTTGCGCACAGATGATGCGCGGAGCGGTTGGCGTGGACGGCGACGACAGCGTGAAACGGTCAAGCGGGTTGCTCATTTGTCTCCCTTAACAAAGCGATGCCACTCGGCAAGCTCTCTCGCATCTTCCTCTTGCAACTTCCGTTCCATCTCCCGTATCGCGTTGTCCATCAGCTCGCGAACCAGGCGCACCTTGCGCTCGTTGTCGGTCTCCAGGCGCACCGAGCGCCACAGCGGGAATCCGCCCACGTGCCGCAGATGGGGCACAAAGCTCGGCAGCTGCCCGCTGTGGATGATGGTCACCACGTCCAGCAGGGTGTGCGGGGCGCGCTCCCAGTCGTCGCGGCGCATCGCGCGGAACCACTCGCGAACGGTCATTGGCCCTCCACCACGATACGCCACACCCAGTGCGCCCAGCGCGCCTTCCACTGCTCGAACCGTTCGGTAGCGGTCATTGCTTCGCCGGCCAATCCACGAATACTTTCAACGTTCTGCCTGCATCTTGATACGACAGCTCGACCGCACAGTCCCACTGGGTAAAGATACGACCCTTCGGCCCGATGACCTCAAGTCGAGTCACGCCGGCCTGCGGCTGGAGCGTCGGCTGGTCCCCCTCGGTGTCCAGCACGGCCTGAATATCAGACCACTTGACCCATCGTTCATCGCTCCGTTTGCCCCGGTCTTCTGCGTGCCAATAGTTCTCGCGCTTCACAGGTGGGTCGGGATGGGACCATATCGTGCAGGAGTCACCAAACAGTTCCCATTTCGGTAGTTCTCGGAGTTGTCGGGTGCGGGCGCCGGCTGTCATTTGCGGCGCACCGGCAGCAGCTCTACGGAGACGGGCTTGAACGTCAGCTCGAAGGCGCCGGCCTTTGAGACCACCAGCACCGGCTTGCCCGGTTCCTTGCGCGCCCACTTCCTTGCGATTTTCCACAGTAGCTCACTCTTGGTCATCTCTGGTCCTCCGCGAGCCCCAGCAGCGCCTGCCATGTTTCGCTGCGCTCCTGCTCGCTGAACTCGAACTCCCACCCATGCACCTGGGGCACACGGTTGCCGTCGTAGTCGCCGTTGACGAAGAAGCACACGAGCACGGCGCTGAGCGTGTCGAGCGGCGTGCAGTAAGCCAGACACTGGTCGATGCGATACGGCCACTTGGTCGGGGCGCCGGGGAAGCCGTCCTCGCCCTCCTCGGTGCGCGGCAGACGTTTGCAGCTGTCCCAGCCTACCTTGATGCTCAGTTCCTTCGTCTCGCCCAAGTCTTTCGGAACCAACAGAATGTCCGGGGAGCAGGCAATACCGTCCTGCTCAACCTCAGGGGTGCGGAAGCAGTGCCAGGGCCAGTCGGCGTCCTGCGAGAGCGACAGCAGCGCCAGCTCAGCCCGGTCCTCGAACGCCAGCCCCATGAGCCCGTAGAGCCGCAGCTCGTCCTCGCTGATGCCCTCACCGCTCTGCTTCTTGCGCGGGTGCAGCTGGTGCAGCAGCGTCGAGCAGTGCAGGCCAGGGGAGCGCGGCGGGCGCTTGCTCAGCTCGAAGCCGGCGTCCAGCAGCGAGCTGTCGGCCATGCGGTCGATGAGCCGGCGTGTGTAAGGCCAGGGGCGGTGTATCATAGTGCCGCAGCTGCGTTGTCGGTAGCGTAGAGTTTAACGTTTCGCTCGTTGCGAGAAAGCGCCCGGCGGCAGTGTGGGCAGCGCGGGCAGTCCTTGAGGAGACGTAGAAACCGCAGACGTGCTATCGCCTGGGATGCCGCGCGCTGCCGGCCATACGTTACTGACTCGACAGGAATCGCGTTGGCGATGTCCACACTAATGCAACCAGGGTGCGCCATCACGTAGAGGAGAACACTGCGCGCCATTCCATGTCGTAGTTTCATCGGCCGAACCCAATCTGCACAGTGCTCCCCACCATCGACTCCTGGTAGGCGTCCGCGAGCACGTCCGCCGGCACATACGCGGGAGTCGCGGCTTTCTCGTAGGACTTCCGATACGAGTAGGCGGACCAGCTAGCGCCTTCGTGCTCTCGATACTTGTGGCGCAGCGTGGCACGGGTCTCGATAGTGCGCCCCGTCAGGATGAGGATAAACCGCTGCGTTCGGGTGTCCACGAGAAAGCGCCACGTGGTTCGATACAGTCGGTCGCTGTGTTCGCGTGTGACGTTGATGTTCATAAGCAGTGGGCGGGCCCCGAAGGGCCCACCCTCCCTAGTTAGTTGTTACCGTGACCGTTGCCGTTGCCGCCACCGTTACCACCACCGTTCCCACCGTTGCCGCCGCCGTTGTTCGGCGGAGGGTCAACGTGGGTGATGGAGCGGCCGTCGCACAAGCCGGCGTAGTCGTGGGCGTGCCCACCGTGGCCGTTCGTGATGGCTTCCTGGGTGATGTTCAGCTGGTTCTCGGTGTTCTTGCCTTCGTCGTAGTGGCACCAATCCAGCTTCACAACCGGTGGTGGCGGAGGAGGCGGCGGCGGCGGCGCGAGCGTGCCGGGGCGCTTCAGCAGGAAGGTCCCACGGTCGCCGTCCTTGGCGTTCTGCGAGTTATGGCACGTCGCCTCGTAGCTGCCGGCGAGCGTGTCGTAGCCACCCACAGGCCCCTGGGTGAACACCACATTCGACGCCACCCACGTGGTGCAGCTGCCATTCTCACCGAAGTGCAGCCCGTCGTAGATGATGGTCACCGTGTTGCCGGCGCCGAGCGCGCCGCTGATGTTCGAGGTCGTGAAGTTGAACGCATACGCGCCCACCGTCAGGCCCAGCTGCGCCTGCACGCCCGTCGAGCTGTTCGAGGTGAAGCTCACCGTCACGACGCCGTTGGCGTTGGACGGCATCACCAGGACTGGCGACGTCGGGCCCACGAACGGCGCGCCCATCAGGGTCGCGGCGTCGCTGACCGACAACCGTCCAGAAGTGGGGACAACGGTGTCACTCGGTCCGGTGATGCTGACCACACCCAAGCTGGGGTTGCCGGCGCCGACCGTATGCTGCGTAGAACAACCGACCAGGAGAAGCGCCGACGCGAGAAGCACACACAGTGTTTTCATTGTTTCGGTTCCTTCAGTCTAGTGAGATGCACGTATTGTGCCGTATCCGAGCACCAGCTCGTAATCCACCACTTGCGGGAGTCATGCCAGAAGTCTCGGTGGCAGTGCGCACAGTGGTAGACGCCGCCCCCAAGTGGACGACGCCGGCCGGGTCGCTTCGCCCTACCCGCCACAGGTATACCCCAGGGCCTTCAGGCGGTTCCTCCAGAGGACAATGTTCTCGGGATTGGACGTTCCCTGTCCGTTCCCGTGGACAAACCCATACATCGCGAACTCGAACGCGCACGCCGGCTGCACCTCGTTGGGGTGGAGCTTCGAGCCCGTCATATACATCGGCGGGTTCGGGTCGCCCACTTGGTCCGCCGGCCGGAAGTAGGGACGGATGGTGCGCCCGGCAATCTGGTAGACGGTGTCATCGAACTGCCCGTCGAAGAACTCCGAGAGCAGCATGTCGAAGTCGCGCATGAGCCCGACTGGCGTCCAGTCGCTCGGGCCCTCGCCCACCGGGATATGTCCGACGTTATGCTCAATGAAGAAATAGCAGTTGGCGCAGAGCGAGCGGCCCTTCGCAGCCCACGCAGGGATAACTTCGTGGGAGGGCTCCCAGCCGTAGAAGACACCGTCCCAGCCTGGGCCGATGACGACATACGGCGTGAGGTCACCCTTCCGAGAGTGTTGCAGCGCGTTGATGACAACCGGCAGCGTCGCGTTCGACGTCGCCATCGTCTCATCGAGGAAAATCATCGGCGTGAAGCCGTTGGTAATCAGCTCGATGACCAGCTCGTTGAACTCGGGCACCATCGACGTCGCGCCGTTCGTCCAGTCGAGCGGTGGGAAGCGGTCCGCGCTGTAGGGCTGGTTCGGTTCGTCGTAGAGCGCACGGCCACTGGGCACCGCGATGATGGCGTGCGTGTCGCCGCCGGGCCACGCCTGCGAGGCGTGCTTCATGCGGTAGACTTCGGCTCGGTCGCTCGGGCCCAAGTAGGTGAGCGCAGCTTCCCACCACGGCAGCGTGCCGAACTGCTGCGTGTTCACCATCATGCCTTGCCCGGTGATGTGCAGGTTCAGGGTGTCGGCGCGCGACTTGGGCGCCGGGAACGGCGGCTCCAGCGGCGTCAGCAACCACATGTTGTGCTTGCCGGCGGCGTTCACCGCCACGAGGTCGTCCGCCTGGGGCGGCGTGTGGTTGATGCTGATATGCTGCGGGCCTAGCGTGATGTAGCCGGGCGCGGCAATCGTGATTCGCGAATCGGGGACGTTCGGTGCGTTCGGGACGAAGACGTAGCCGTTGTCATCGCCCTTGACCGTCATCCAGACGTTCGGTGCTGTCTCGATGGCAAAGGTCGCACCGGGCATCCCGTCGCAATAGTTGTCCGCCGGCACCGTCTTGCAGGCTACCAAATCGAGGGCAACCGAAGTAGGGGCGGTAGGCGGCGGAGTGACGACCGGCGGCGGCGTCACGATAGGCGGACGCGCTGGCGGCAGCGATACGCCGCACGCAGTCAGCATCAAAGAGCATACGAGTCCTCCGAACAACTGCTTCAGTCTCATCAGAACTTCTCCATGCACATCGTCAGATGCGCCTTCGCACGGGTAACCGCCACGTAGTAGATGTTCGCCTCTTCCTGCGGTTCGCCCTTCGGCATGAAGAACGTGGTGTTCAGCAGGAAGACATTCTGCGCTTCGAGCCCCTTTGCCTTGTGGACCGTGCTGCAGATGACATAGGCGCCGGGGTTGTCCACGAACATCATGTCGATTTTCTCGATGAGGCCGGGCACGCCTTTGGCGCTCTCCGCGAAGATGCGCAGCGTGTCGCACTTGTCGGCCAGCTCATCAATGCGGTGGAAATGCTTCTCAGCGGTGAGCCGCGCGACTTGCTGCGCCTCGTATGCCTGCAGCTTGCGGAGGAACGCGGGGATGCTGTGCGCAGCGTCGCCCACGCTCAGCACTTTGACCAAGTTGCGCAGCGTCGCGCCGATATCGCGGCCCACGATGCGCGCCGGCTTGTCGTTCACGAGGAAGCGCATCGCGGCTTTCGCGAGGGGCGCGTTCTTGCGCGAGAGGACGAAGTCGCCGGCCTGGGCGCGGGATACCACATCGTTAAGGGTCTCGACGCTATCGACCACACCATCAGGCGCGCTTTCATCAACCTGATAGTGCGGGACGAACTGGCGAGCGAGAGCGACGACCGACTTGGGGCAGCGGTAGGTTTTCGCAAGGGGCAGCTCCAGCGGCGAGAGCGAGTCCTTCATGATAGCCAGCGACTCGGCGCTCACGCCCCGGAAGCTGTAGATGGCCTGGTGTGTGTCGCCCACGAGCGCGATACGCCCGCCGGGCTTGCAGCTGCGCAGTGCCAGCGTGAGCTGCGAGTTGTGCATGTCCTGGTATTCGTCCACCACCACGAGGTCGAACACGCCCTGCACCATGTCGTTCACGAGCGGCAGGTAAATCATATCCGCGAAGTCGATGCCGGTCGCCCGCGCCGACTCGGGGTTCTTCGCCCAGTCGAGGGCACGCTGCACAGCGCTGACAATCTGCGCCAGGGTGTAGCTGTCGCGCGGCGTCGGGATGAGGTCGAACTCCTCGGCCAGCTCCAGCAGCGTGTCCATGCTGTGGTCGAACGGGGTGATTTCGCGCGCCTTGGTGGCAATCTTGCCGATGAGGCGTGACGCGCCGTAGCCGAGCGAGCCGGCGAACTTCAGCCCGATGGCTTCCTCGCGCTCGTAGCGCTTGTTGGTCGGGATGAAGCCGATAGCGTTGCGCAGCATGCGGTAGCCGAGCGCGTGCAGCGTGAGGGCTTGCGCGTTCGGGTTCGTCAGCCGGTCGCTCAGCTCGGTTTGGATGCGCTTGTTGAACGCCGCCAGGAGGATGTCCTTCTCCGGGGCGAACTCAATCGCCTTCAGGATGGTTGTGGTCTTGCCAGTGCCGGCCAGCGCCTGCACGACAAGGTTGTCGCCCGGCTTGCCGTCGCGGAACCAGTTGAAGATGTTCTGCTGGTCCTCGCTCGGCGCGAAGCTCGGGGCAACCGGGGTGTTATCGACGGCGGCGTTCAGTCTGGTTGATGGCATGTCCTAGTAGTCTGCACGCTGCGTGCCAACGAAATGGAGCAGGGTCCTCGGGAACTCTCCGAGCCGGCTGCGCGCTCTGCAGCGCTACCACAGCGTCGAGCCGAACAACTGACCCCGCATAAACGAAGCCCCTGGCAGAGCGGTCCGCCCGCTCACACCAGGGGCTGACCCGGTAGTTAGGCGAGCTTGACCATCTGCGTGGCCTTGTCGAAGGACACGCCAGGGATGGCAGCGAGGTTCTCCCCGCTCATGCAGTAGAGCCGCACGGCTTCGCGCAGCTCGTCGGACACGTCCGCCAGGGCCGACAAGAGCTTGACGTTCAAGCGCTTGATGGTCAGCGTCTTGTCCTTTGCTTCGGACAGCACCGACACGACGTTGTCCTCCGCAGTGGCCGTGATGACCGCAGCGTCGATGGCGACAGGCGCCGCCGCAGCCGCCGTCTTCGCAGTCGCCGCACCAGCAACCGCCGGCACGCTGACCTTCGAGAGGTCCTGCTGGCCGTAGTAGACAGCGACGACCAGGTTTTCGCGGGGATGGGTGACTTTCTTCCCGTCCTTCACGACTTCCTTGCCTTCCTTGTCTTTCTGGACGCGCGGGTTTTCGAGCGCCCACTTGCTGGTGTCCTTCACCCAGTCGAACTGCACACGCGCGCCGCGCAGGTTCGAGTAGTCGGCCACGAGCTGTTCCGGGTCTTCCGGCAACAGGTTCTCGTTGAAGCCGGCGCCGCCGTCGATGGGCGACACGAGCGAAGCGTAGAACACCATGAACTGCGAGTTCTTGTTGAACTGCTTGGTGCCCTTGAGGCCGCGACCGTCGCAGACGACTTCGAAGTCGCCTTCGTAGGCCACGCGCATCGGCTGGAGCGTCGGCTGCTTGCCGTCCTCCAGGATGGTGAACACCGCGTAAAGCGGCTTCGAGACGGGCTTACCCGTCTTCGGGTCGATTTTCGCGGCGCGCTCTTCACCCTTGAAGAGCGGGTTCTTGGTGGTGAACTGGAGGTCGAGGACCGTCCCGTCCTTGCGACGGAGGATTCCGCCGCCACCGACAGCGTTCGCAACACGAGTTGAAGGCATTCGTTCTACTCCTCTGAGGTTTCCGGGTTCACAGACTCTTCTGCAAGCGGCGTGCCAGCTTGGGTGCCCACTTGGGCCTGGACAAGACGCCGCAGCTCCCCCAGCGCTTCGGGGGTGTAGGCGCAGCCGCAGGACGGCTGCAGGTTGTTACCAATCGCGTGCCGGTGGCCGGCGATGGGCGGCAGGAGGGCCAGAATAGGCGCCAGTGCCTTGCGGTTGGCCTCAGCGGCTGCGCGCTGGGCTTCCTTGCGGGCTTTGCGGAACTGCCGGCCAGAGACGCCAGGGGCGCGCTGCCACAGCTTGCGGATGCTCCCGTCGTCGTAGACCTCGTAGACTGTCCCCTGACGTCGTGGCTGGTAGCGGACACCCGTCCCCATTGGAGGACGCGCCTCGCTGAGCTGGCGGGACTGCATGGCCTCCGCGATACGCCGCTTGGCCGGCGCCTCGGGGTCTTCCCGCTTGGGCTCGACCACTTCAGCGGAGCCGGTGCTCGCCTCCACCAGCTCCTTCAACCCTTGGTTATCGTCCACTGTCACTCCCGGTGGACAGTGTCCTGTCCACGAAAAGGGACGCTGCCACGGTGGTTGCCGCGAAGCCCAGGCCCAGCACCAGGGCCAACACGACTACCCGTAAGACCAGCATTCCCAACAGTTTACCCAGCTTCATGTGTGCTCCTCAGTAGATGACGACTTCGGTTCGCGCCCGCTGGCGCTCCCCGACAAGCTCGAAAGTATAGACACCTGGCGTGCCCAGATAGAACGGTTCCACTCGGAGCGCGGGCCCCAGCCCATCCTCAATCCAGCAGCTGCGGTGGTCCTCCGGTCCGCTAACCAGAAAGCAGACTGCGCCGCGTGTGGTCGCAGGGTCGTAGTGCCCGCGCGCCGTGATGACACTAGGCACCGCTCCCCTCGTCTGGCTCGTCGTAACCGAGAAAGGGGTCCTCTGGACTGCGGTCGTCGTCGGCGTCTTCGTCGTCACGCTCGCCGCACACGCCATCAGGGACACCGCGCACGTAAAGCCCAGTGCGTCGCGCCACGCGTGTCGAAGTTCTCGGTTCACGTTTCAGCTCCTCGGCCAGTTGTTCAATCGCCAGCTTGATGATGCGCTGGTCGCTGTCCAGCATGTCGTCTTCGGGCGCGTGCCGCAGTAGCTCCTCGCACACGCGCAGCTGCTCGGGCTTGCCGGCAGCGGCGTCCAGGCTGTTGAGGGAGGCCAGCCAGGCCTGGACCTCAGCGTCGCTCAGCGGGTTCGCCAGGGTGTCCGCTGCGTGCGCGTCGAGGCGCTGCTGTTCCTCGGTCGAGAGAATGCGCTTCACTGCCGGCGTCCGAGCCGGGCGAGAGACACCAGCAGCGCAACGGAGCCCACTACGAACAGGGCAATGAGAAAGCTGCCGAACGCAGCCGCGAACAGCATCCACAGGAGAGTGTCGGTTAAGGCGTTCACGCTTTCACCTTCCAGGTCGTCTTACCGCTCGGGGCGATAACACGCTCGTTGCCGGGAATCAGCCGTTCACGCGGGGTTTGCACAACAGGCTTTGCCATCAGTCCTCCATTACCACCAGAGCAAAAAGCATGCCACCAGGCCCAGCAGGGCGCCCAGCAGGAACCACACGTCGAAGCCCGCACCGGGCCGGCGCGTCATCACTTGGGGCTCACGATGAACACGTCGATACTCTTGAGCCCCACGAGCTTGTAAGAGACCGAATGCGCGAAGTAGGTGTTTCGCTCCCAGCTGCCGGCGCCGTGCAACGCCTCGAACTCCTTCACAGTCTCAGCGCTCCCATCGTAGTCGAAGGGCACAGACTTGAAATGCTTCGAGAGCGCTGCCAACGCATCGTCCGGGGAGACCGCTTGCTCGATGCCGAGCGGCAGCACGTAGAGGTCGAGGTCCTTGTCGCTGTAGCCGTGGTTCAGCACGCCGCCGCCCAGGGCCACGTGGTAGCCCATCGGCCACACGAGCGCTTGCAGCTGTCGAATCGTCAGCAGTGCGTCCGCGAGATACCAGGGATGGCGCGTCAGATAGCGGGTGTCTTTCGCCGGAACGACTTTCACAAGTTTAGCCATCGTTTGCATTCTCCAGAAGGTTACAAGATATCAATCGGTTGCTACTCTCGCTCCGGCTGCTTTCCGCCGTTCGTGCGTTCGCGTCCGGTGGCAGTTCGCGCACACCACTTCACACTTTGCCAGCTCCTCGATAAGCCGCTCCAGTGCAAGCCCACGGGTCACCATCGTGCTGATGGCGCAAACTTTCCGCCCATCCACATGGTCGAAATCCATGCACCACGAAGGGTAGCGCCTCTTACAGTCGGGGCAAGGCTTCTCACGCTTGGCCGCTTCCACAAGCTGGCGCGCCTCGCTTCGGCGGTTTCGTTGGTATTCTCGTCCATCGTTTGACATGGTCGCTCCGCTGTATATAATCGCGTAGACGTTGAGGGTTACCCCTTATTCTAGTGGTTAGTAGTTACCACTAGAGGGACAGGGAGCCGCGCCGGAAGGCGCGAGCGACTACGGAATACCACGTAGTGCTAACGTCCTCTACTGTATATGGGGCTTCGTGTGCTGCGAGTAGCTGTCGCAGCGCTTCCACTCGTGTGATGTCGGGCAGCGGGCCCACCACCGCTGCGTGAGTCTCGGTTGTCTCGCGCACGGTCGCCGTAATCGCGTTCATCGGGTTGTATCCTCCCAGCGCGCCGACTCCGGGTAGTCGTCGGTGTTGCTGTAGTGGGCGTATTCCGTTGGCTCGATGTAGAGCGCTCGACCGCTCGCAAATGTGATGCGCAGCCGCTGGTCATCCGGGTTCACGTGGATAGCTGCGATGTTCTCTTTCAGTATGCGCACCCAGAACAGCCGCTCAGCTTCTTTGCGCTCCGCCACACGCTTGCGTGCAGCCGCCGCAATGTCGATAGCTTCCTGGCGCAGCCGCTTTTGCATCTCGGTGTCGAACACTTCACGCGGTGCCATTAGTCGGTCCTCCCTGTCGGTCGGCCCTCTTCATATCTCATGGCTCATCCTCCTGCACGTCCGGTGCCACCTTGGTTTCCACCACAAACGTGCGCTTGCCGTCGAGCACTATCTCGGTGGCGTCCCCTTCTCGGAACACGCGGTATCTCAATTGGAGGACACCCTTGGGGTCCAGCGACAGCAGTCGCCCGAAGCTGTTCTTCCGGTTGGTCAGCTCCAGGCGGTTGCCTTCTTGGGCTTCGAGATACCAGCTGCTGCGCGCGTAGTTATGCCAGAACGCGCTGCCGAACGGCTTCTCGGTGTCCTTCAGCCGGTTCATGTGCGCGAGTATCAGCGCCCCACACTTCAGCCGGCGCAGCGCCCCGAAGAACTCGGTGGGTATCTCGGGCCCCTCGGTCGCCGCTGCCGGCGCTGCGCTGTCGATGACAAGGAACTCGATGCCGCGCTGGTCAATGTAGCCGCGCAGCGAATCCTCGATGACGGGCAGCGGCGCCCGCGCGCTGAGGTAGTAGAGGTCGGGGAACGGCTGGTCTCCGAACAGCGACGCCAAGCGCTCCTGGTGGTCCTCTCCGCGCATTTCCCAGTCGAGGTAGAGGGTGGGCACGGTCGCGCTGAGTTGTGCGGCCCAGTAGAGCGCCAGCAGCGATTTGCGGGCGCCTCCGTCAGCGAACAGAATCGTGGGGTCCTCGATGAGCAGTGGAAACCCCGCCACTTCGAGGAAGCGCTCGTCCTCGCGCGGCGCCACGCTCGACAGCACCACCGGGGCCTCCGCTTGGCCCACGTGCAGCGCGACGCGCGCGAACAAACTGTGGATGTCCTTCGACCAGCTGGCTTCGCCCTCGAACACCGCTAGGTTGCGCAGCAGTCGCTCGCGCGCACCGAGGTCCAGCAAATCCACCTTGGTGCTGAGTGTCGTGCGCCTCGTGCGCATATCCACCAGCAGCGCCTTGCTGAACAGTGCCGCGTTCACCCAGTAGGGCTCAGCTAGCCGCAGCTGATACGCGGTGCCGTCGCCGGCAAACAGCGTGATGCTGTAGCTGAAGTCTTCAGCCTGCTCGATGTCGTCCACCAGGTCGTTCACCGCGAAGGCTGCGAGATGCGATGGCACGTTAGCGTCCTTTCAGCAGGGCTCGCAGCGCACGCAGCACCACACGCCGACTACTCCAGCGGGCGCCTCTATCGAGGCGCTCATACATCGCGACAGCGGAGCCCGCCGTCCAGCGCGCTCGCGCTTCGCAGCAGCGCCAGCAGGGGCAGTTCTCCGTAGGGCGCCAGCTCACGACTTGGGCCCCGTGGCCGTCTGCTTGCCGGCTGCGCTGCCCGTGTGGATGTTGTAGACGGGCAGCTTGGCGACATCGGACGAGGGTCCGCTGCAGCCGCCCGCCATGCCACCGCTCGTGCGGTCGCCCACCGTCGCCAGGATGCCCACGGTGATGGGCGCGAACAGGAGCTTGCGTCGTTCGTCGCGTGTCACGACCGCTCCTTGATGACGTCCCCGATGTAGAGGAGCGCCGAGACGATAGCCACGCCAATGCCCACGGTGATGCCGTTGCTGGCGCTGTTGTCCTTCTTCAGGTCGTCCAAGGCGCACTGCAGCGCCTTCTTTGCTGCGTCGCGTGCGTTGCTGCTGCTGCTACTCATTGCTGTCTCCTGTCGTTGTGGCCGCTTCGTTCGCTCCGCTGTCGCTCACTACGCTTACAGATGCCGCAGCGTGCGCGGCCTGCTTGTCGGCGCGAGCGAGCCGGCGCTTGTTCCAGGATGGTTTCTCGTGCTTGTCTTTCGGTGCGAGCTTGCGCTTCATGCCTTGTTTCATCAGTGTATCTCCACGCAGCCGATGCGCCCGGTAAGCAGGCTCACGGCGAAAAAGTTGGCGCCGCGTTTGGCACACTGTGCGTCCTTCTCCACAGCGAACGTCTCCTCATTCAGCCTTTTAAGCGTGGCGTTATTATCGAGTGTGGAGATGACAGCCACCGTTACCACGATAGCGAACGCCAGGATGAACGCAGTCAAGAGTCTCATCGTCTCACCTCGACCGTGGTCTCGTGCAAGACCGCTGCCAGCAGCATGTCGTCGTTGTTGTCCTGAATCAGGGACAGCGCTCTGTCGCTTAGCGGTGCGATGCTGACGCGGACGCGCTGCGCTTCGCAGAACTCCTCGAACGTCGTGTAGTCGTGCCCGTCGCTCGTCCGTTGTTTGCCGGTTGCGAGGACTTGTTTACGCCAGCCTTTTGCCATATCAGCTCCTAGTTGCAAAATCCGCACCACACGCCCGCGCTGTCGCGCTCGTTGTGGCCGATGTCCTCGACCCTCGAACCCTCCGCCGGCTGGTGGTCGGGCACGTCGAAGGTGTCGTCCTCCAGCTTGCTCGCATGCTGCCAGCAGGCGTGGAAGTAGCGCCCCATGCTGGGGTCGTCGTCCTTGTGCGCACAGCGGCGCTTCGTCCAGGCGGGCCTCATCGCCGGCTCAGCGTCAGCACGCCGTAGGGGCCGATGCAGCGCGCCCACGTGGTGCTGTCGAAGATGTTGCCGCGCACCGTGGTCGCCTCGCTCTTGCCGATGAACGGCTTGGGCCCGCCGGCATACAGCACCGCGCCATCCTGATTACGGACGAAGCCGTAGTAGCTGCGCCCGCCCGTGGCGTCGCCCGACATCAGCCTTGTATACTTCGGGCCGATGGTGAAGTCGATGAACGAGGAGCCTTGCGCCAGGCGGCTGAAGCTCTCCTGATTCTTGTTGCGAACACGGTTGACCTCAGCGATGAAGTCTTCGAGCGCCGCCTTGAACGTCTGCTTCTGTATGGTTTCCATGTGCTCTCCTGATTGTGCCGCCGGTTCGGATTTATACGAACCCATCACCCTTTCGGGCTACTCGGCGGCTGTGCTTCCTGATTGCAATTAGCCTGCCACCCGCATCAGCATCTCTTCTGCGCCCATCACCGCCGGCTCGCCGCAGCGCTCGCACGGGTAGTTCTTGGCGTCGGGCTCGCAGCCCTTGCGCGTCGCGCGGCAGTGAACGCAGAACCCCGTGCCGTCGTCCCGTTTCACCGCGTTCACAAGCATAGACATCGTCAGCTTCCGCCGCGCGATGCTCCGTCCGCCCTTGCCGGTGACTTGTTCACTCATTGTGCCTCCTGATTGTGCAACGCGCGTGCCATCAGCGCTCGAAGCGGTGCGTGCCCCAGAGCACGCCATTGCACGGGTAGGCGCCGCCGCAGCGTCCGCAGCCGTCCTGATTCGGTGACGCCTGTCCTGATTGCATGTCCTGATTCGAGGTCGCAGCCTCGTAGGCGCGATGCGCGGCGAAGATGGCATCGTGTTTGCTGAGGGGCGCACGGCGCAGCGCTCTGCGCAGCCCTTCCAAGTCCGACTGGATTGGTCTGGCATGAACCTTGCTTGCAGCGTCGCGCGCATCGCGATTACGTTTTCGCATGTCATCGTTAGTCTGCAAGGTGCATGCCGGCTTGTGTGCCACAGATTTGGGACACGATGCGCCAGTTTAGAGCACGCGCGCGGTAGTGTCGCGCGTTTTCCCTAGTGTTTTCGCGTGTTTTGCTTGGCATAGCGCGTGCTCTATTGTCTGCCGTGCTCACGGTAACCGCTAACAGGGAGAATCAGACAATGAAAAACCACGGTCAAAGCTCGAACGCTATCACGCGCGCCCTTGCTACCGCGCAAACGCTCAAAGCGTATGCGAATCCTCCAGTGCTCGATTCGCGCGCTACCGTCTACCGCGTTTACGTCGCGAACGTGGACTATGCGCCCTTCCTGCCGTATCTCACGGCAAACGGCATCGAAGGGGCAACAATCCTCAGCGCTACAGGCATTTGGCAGGGTAGCGTGGAGCGCTCGAACGTCGTTGAAATTATCGGCACGTTTGCGGACCGTAACAAGGTCGTTCGATTCGCGGCGGACCTTGCGCACGGCTGGAAACAGGCCGAAGTTTTGGTGACGTGGCAGAACGCGCGCACGTTCGAAACGGTTACCGTTTTCGGACGATAGCACGGCGGTTAATCGGGCGCCCTTACGGGCGCCACTTTAACAGAGGGACACAATGACATATTCCCATGGCGCCTACATCGCAAAGCAAGAGAGTTTAGCAGAGCAAATCGCCGCGCTTGAAACATCGATGCGCGAAAGCCATAGAACCCTTATCGACGCGTCCAGTGATGGCATTACCTATGGTGAGCGTATCGCTACGCTGGCGATTGAGCTTGCTACGCTCATTCTGGAGGACTAGACAAATGCCTGATAAACTTCCCTTACGTCGCGCGCGCTTGAACAAATCGCCGCATGCGCGCAACGTCGCGCGTTACAAGCGTAATCTGCGCAAGGTTTACGCGCGTGCTACCGAAGCGGACAAAAAAGAGGGTATGGCTTGGTATCCTACCGCGCAAGCTGGATGCGAGACATGGGCGCAAGGTTTCGGTTTGGACGCGCGGACTGTGGCTTGTGTCATTGCCGCTATCAGCCCGCAATGCGATTGGACGTCTAACCTTCGCATCGCGTTCGAGCTTATCTCAGGCCAAACCACGGTAACCGGCGGAGCACTCCGCGCGAACGTCTACAAAGCACGCGCGATACTCGCAAACCGCGCGACTGAGGTAACCAACTATTTCAAGGTTGCGCCTAAGGTTACCGCGTTTTCGCAGAACCTTAGCGGGGCGCGTCGCGCGGTAACCGTGGATGCGCACGCGGCGCAAGCTGCAACAAACAACCTTAACGTAAGCACGGTCCGCCCTGCAGCGTATGTCGTTTTTGCCGAATGCTACCGCGCGGTAGCAGACGAGCTAGGCATTGACCCACGCGATTTTCAAGCAATCGTCTGGTGCGCGTGGAAACGGCGCTATAGTCCCGAGCGCAAACGCGCTATCAAACGCGCGCGAAAGGCGGAGGTATGACGTTCGAATCATGGCACGTTGTGATGTCAGAACTACAGGGCGAACGCGATAGACTCGCGACGCTAGAACGACATTTGCGCACTACGGACGCGTCGCCATTGGATAGCGAACCGTGGAAACGTGGCGACGCTACTCGGCTGAAACGGTTCAACGTGGAAAACGCGATAGACGCATTGCGCCTAGTCTGGAGTGAAGCACAATGACACCGAAGTTTTACACGGCAAACGGCAGGCTAACCGCATATGCGTTTGCTTGCGGTTACCTTGAAACGGACGGACCGTTTAAGCTCTATCGTGAGCACGGCGTTTACCACGTGGTAGGCTTCGCGCCCATTGGAGGGGCGCGTATTTGGCGGAGCGCTCGAACGCTGCGAGAGGGGCGCGAAACCTTGCGGGACGTGGGTAACGCATACGGCGTTCTGCCGATTGACCGTGGAGCATGCGCCCCGCGCGCGGAGGTAACCAAGTGAACGACGCTGCAGAGGACAGAGCGCTAACGCGATTTGCGCTCCAAGCGTATCACGGCTTGCTATCCGATACGTTGAACGCGCGTCACAAGTCGCGCGGTAACGATAGCGCTTGCGAGCTTATCCGCGCTACCATGTTGCGCGCGGAACGACTGGCGCATGCGCTCAAACTGGAGGATACCAGTGCAGACTAGCTTAGCGTCACGGTTCGCCCTAGACGATACCGATATGCCTTCAGGCGGTTACCTCCGCCCCTCTCGCGCGCGACGCGCTACCGCGCAAGGGGCGCCCCGCCCCACGCGTAAACGCGCGCGACGTTTGCACAATTTGAGAGTAGCGCGCATGCGCGCACTACTGCGAGCAGAGTTAGACGACGCGCGGGCGTTCGCGCATCGTTTCGATTTGCGGTAGCATCGCGTTCCGCCCATACCCTACCAACTAGCGCGCTCCGTCCACACGGGGCGTGCCCCTACCACACGTAACAATCAACTCGCAAGGCAAAGTTAGTGCGCGCATCGCGTGCTAACTGTCGCGCGTAGCATGCTTTAAGCATGCTCGCAGTGGTTTGAAAACGCCGGCCGCACGCCGTCCGCCAGGCCCTGCCGGCGCGCGGCGAGCGTAGCGACGTCGTTCGTGTGTGGGACTCCCCTGGAAAAACCCGGCCCGACTTCGCCAGGGCAAACGGCTGGAGGGAAAGGGGTTAGCTACCCCCGGCCAATTTCTAGGGGGTGTGGTGGGTGTGGTGGGCTAGGACGGGAAGTAGGACCTGCGATGTCACTGCAATTATAGGCGATGTGTTGCGTGCATGCAAACGGTATGCTAACCTTGGTGCATGGGCCTCTTCCGGCTGGTGTTCCTGTGCCTCGGGTTCGCCGCTGGTTGCTGGTTCAAACACCTAACCCGCCCGGATTCAACGACTTACAAGGACTGATGCCCTCCACACGAATCGCCAACGCAGTGGTCACCGACGAACAGCGGCAGTCTCCGCCGGCCAGCGTGGAACTGCGCGCTCCCTCGTCCCGGCTGCGCCGGTCCGAGGACCGTGACCGTGAGCGGGAGGACCGCAAGCGCGGACCCAAGTCTGCCGAGGATGCCGACGCCATCACCCAGCTGACCATGCGGCTGATGGACAAGCTGACCGCTGCCGAGATAGCGCGCAAGGCGGAAGTGGACCCGCGCGCCGTGCGCACCGTCATCAAGGCGGCTCGCGCCAGCCTGGCGTCCCGAGCCGAGTTCTATGTCGAGGCCCACGCTGCCGCCACCGCTGTGGCTGCGTTGGCCGGCGACGCGAAGCCAGCCCAGTGGGCTATGGAGCGCATCGCGGAAGACGGCGAGCGCATCGTGGATGCGCCCGAGGAGAACAAAGTCCAGCAGGCGCCTACGTTTACGCTGGGCTTCGTGGTGGGCGGGATGCCGGCGGTCAAGGCGCTGCCCCCGGTCATCGACGCCGAGACGGTGAAGGACTGATGCCTGGCGTCGTCCCGATTCCGCCGCACATCCTCGAACGCATCGAGACGGAAGCCTCGAAGGCTGTCCGCCCTGACCTCCGCAAGACGGTGTTCCTGCCGGGCGACCCCGACATCCCGAGCGACGCGTTCTGCGTGCGCCGGGCAGACGGCATGGTCGAGGTGCTGTATCGGCCCGACTCCGAGAAGCACAAGGTCTACCACCGCAGCAGCATCCCGAAGCTCATCATGGAAGGCCGGCGCGGCACCGGCAAGTCGCATACGATGCGGTGGGACTTCCACATCCGCGCGATGAGCTACCCCGGCTTCAAATACCTGATGCTCCGGCGAACGATGCCCGAGCTGCGCAAGTCACATCTCCTGTTCCTCGAACACGACATGGAGAAGATGGGCGGGGTGGCGCTCGGCGTGCGGTCGGGCAACGTCGAGGCCCACTACCCCAAGGTGGGCGGGCTGCGCTCGCTGGGACTGTTCGGGCACTGCGAGACCGAGGCCGACGTTCTGAAGTATCTGTCGGCGCAGTTCGACGCCATCTGCTTCGATGAGATAACCACCTTCGACTGGGACATGGTGACCCGCATCAGCACGAGCTGCCGTGTGCTCGAAGGCAGCGGGCTCACCGCCATCATTCGCGGCGGGACCAACCCCATCGGCGTGAGCGCGGACGAAGTCTACCACTACTTCATCGCACGCGATGTCCTCCCCGAGGAGGACCGCAAGTATGAGCCCAACGACTGGGGCGCCCTGCACATCGAGCGCGCGGACGCCTCGCACGTAGACTTCGAACAATACGACAAGCAGTTCAGCGGCTTGTCGCAGGCGTATCAGGATGCCTGGCTCGAAGGGAAGTGGGGAGTCGAGGGCGCCTACTTCACCATCGAGGAAGACAACCTCACCCAGGAAATCCCGATGGTGATGGGCAGCGAGGACGAGCCCGCACGCATGGCGCGGCACTGGCCCTGGATGAACATCTACCGCGTGTTCGACTACGGCTTCCATGACCCCGCCGTCTGTGTGTGGGTGATGGTGCTGCCGAACGGACGCTACATGCCGTTCCAAGAGGCGAGCTGGGTCCACAAGACGGCGCAGGAAATTATCCCCGACATCGAGCGCCTGTCCGAGGACATGAACATCCTGGGCACCATCGCGGACCCGACGCTGTGGAAAGGCGAGAAGGAGATGGGCCACTGCATGGCGCACATCTTCGAGGACGCCGGCATGCCGCTCACGGCTGGCATCAACGACCGCACCGCGAACGGCTTCGCCACCCAGGAGCTGCTGCAGAGCAGACTTAGCGATGGGTTGCCGGCTATGGTAATCTATGAGCCGGGATGCCCCACGCTGGTGAAAACGCTGCGCTCGATGCGCATCGACAAGAAACACCCCGGCCGTTTGGCCGACTCGAAAGTTGACCACATGCCCATCTCGCTGGGCTATCTCTCGATGGCGGCGCCGCCACCGACTCGCGTGCCGAAGCTGACGCGCGAGCGTCCCTGGATGAAGACCACCCAGGGCAAAGCCTATGTGATGGGTTCGAACAACGTGCGCCGCCGCGCCAACTCGGTATACGATTCGCTCTGAGGACAACATGGATAACTACGCACCCGAACCGCTCGATGCCGAGAACACGCCAGCCGAGGGCACCAGTGTAGCCCCGGATGTCAGCGCGTCGGCACCGGACGCCAACGCTCAGCCCAAGTTGTTCCGAGCCCGCATCGCGCGCTCACGCAACTACAAACGCCAGCTCATCGAAGGTTGGCGCGAGAACATCGACCGGCGGCGCGGCAAGGTCTACGACAGCGACAGCGACGACGACCGAGTCGCCATCACCTACGACTGGAGCGCGACCAAGGACAAGCACGCGCAGCTGTTCAGCCAAGTCCCGCAGGTGCGCCTGAAGGCGAAGAAGAAGGCGTTCAAGGCTGCGATGCCGACGCTGGCGCGCAAGGTGAACGACGCGCTCGCCACGGGCGGGCTCGGCACGGCGATGAACGAGGTGATGCCCGACGTCATCAACGCCGCTGGGTTCGGCATGGTGAAGGTGGCCTACGAATCACGGCAGGAGATGCGCGACCTGGCGGAGAAAGAGACGACCGCACCGGCAGCGCCCGCCGAGATGGCGCCGCTCGACGCCGACGCGATGCAGGAGCCCGGCGAGCCCGGCGCTCCCGTCGAGAACCAGGAGCCCGGCGAGGGACCGCAAGCGCCGCCGGCACCACCGAAGGTCACGCCGACGCCGTATACCACGGCCAAGCGAATTATCATGTCCAGGGTAAGCCCGAGCGACGGGCTGTGGGACCTGACGTTCAGCGGCTCGAACTTCAACCGCTGCCCGTGGGTCGGAGAGACCGGGCGCATGCACTGGTCGCGCGCCTCGAAGGAGTTCAAACTCAAGCCGAGTGAGAAGTCCACGGTCTGCGGCACGGGCGTGAAGTCGAGCTACGACCGGCTGACCAACGATGAAGAGCGCGACCGCTACGTCGAGACCGAGATGGTCGAATACGACGAGATTTTCTACTGGCGCTACCTGTTCCATGACGACGAAACCTCGTTCGAAGCCATCCAGCGGATGGTGTTCGTGCGCGGCAAGCAGGAGCCCGCCATCAACGAGCCGTGGAACGGCCAGAAGCGGCTCAGCGAAGTGAGCGGCAAGGAAGACCCCGAGGGCACCGTCATCGTGGGCGCGTGCTTGTTCCCCATCCAGTTCCTCACGCTCACCTACCTGAGCGATGAAGCCATCCCGCCGTCCGACACCGCGATGGGCCGGCCGCAAGTCGAGGAGCTGATGCAGGGGCGGACCGACATGATGCTGCAGCGCCGGCACTCGCGGCCGATGCGCTGGTTCAACAACATCCTGGTCTCCCCGGAAATCGCGACCGCACTGATGCGCGGCACCTGGCAGGGGGCGATTCCGCTGAACGGCAGCGGCGACCGGGCGGTTGGCGAGATTGCTCGCGCCTCCTACCCGCAAGAGAACGACATGTTCGACCGTATCGCCAAGACGGAGCTGCAGCAGACGTGGGGGCTCAGCTCGCAGGGCAACGGCGGCGGCTCGAACACGCAAATCCGCACCGCAGCGGAGGCGAACAACGCGCAGGCGAACATGACCACCCGCGTGAGCTTCGAGCGCGCCCAAGTCGCGCAGCTCGTGGCGAACGTGGGCCAGATTGTTGCGGGTCTGCTCTGCCTCTACGGCGACTGGGACGAGGAAGAGACCGCAGCGCTGGGCGACATGAGCCTGCTGCACCTCCCCGGCTACTACACCTACAACATCCGCACGGATGCAACGGTGCTGCTCGATTCGAACCAGCGCTACCAGCGGCTCGAACAGTGGTGGAACATGACGGCCAAGTCGGGCATGGTTGACCAGGAGGGCCCGCTCCAGGAGATGGCGTCCCTCATCGACGTGGACGAGGAATCGGTGAAGAACCCCGCGCCGAAACCGCCAGACCCGCCGAAGGTCACCTACTCGTTCAAGGGCGAGGACCTCGACAACCCGGTGGCCGTCGCCATCATGATTGCTTCCGGCACGCTGCCGAACGCGCAGGCTATCGAGGCCGCGAAGCAAGCCATCCTCAGCTCGAAGCAGCTGCCGGCGCCCCCGCCGCCGCCCGGCATGCCGCCTGGTGGACCCGGTGGGCCAGCCGGCCCTGGCGGGCCTGGCGCTCCGCCGCCACCTCCGGGACCAGGGGCACCCCCGCCTCCGGGTCCGCCGGTCCCGCCGCCTCACGTGGCATCACCGCAGGTTGACCACCACCCGGAAATCGACATGGCCGGCAGGGTGAACAAGCGAATGCAGGACGGCAGGTAACGCTGGCACGAGGCTTGCATGACACTGAAGTGTGGGTGGGCTGGATGTCCGGGGTTCCCGGCGTCCAAGCCCGCACCGATTCCGCCGCCCCTTCCTTGTGACTGCGGGCGCGCACCAAAGGCCAAACATGGGTAAATCAATCTTCGCGTCGAAAACGTTCTGGGTCAACGTGTTGGGCGGCATTGCCTCGGGCAGCGCGCTCGCCACCGGTTACCTCCCGCCCAAGTATGCCCCGGCTGTCGTCTCTGCCGGCGCCATTGCGAACATCCTCCTGCGGTTCGCGACCAACCAGCCCATCCAGTAAGCGAAGGGACTCCACCGTGAAGATGGTTGACGCTCGATGCCGCGTGTGCGCGGCGGTTCGTGAAGACACCCTCCAGAAAGACGGCGGCTCCATTGCTCCGTGCGCGTCCTGCGGCGGGGAGATGGAGCGCATCTTCCAGATGGCTGGAAGGAAGACCTCGGACGTCCATGTGGACAGCATCCCCGGCGGGCTCTACATCAAGCACGGGCTTTGCAACGAGGACGGCACGCCGCGCCGCTACGACTCCTACTCCGAGATTCGGCGCGAGGAGGAGAAGCGCGGGCTCATCCCCTACGTCACACACGAGGTAGACCCGGCGAGCGGCAGCGACAAGAACCCCTACACGCAGCGGTTCATCGGTCTCCCGGCCGCACTGAACCCCGAGGACGAAGCGCGGCGCATCGCGGCCTGGCACGAGCATGAGAAAGCCGAGGGCTTCGCGCCGCCGAAGCCGGCGGAGAAACCGCGCGGCATTTCGATGGGCGCGAACCGCGACCCGAAGGGTGCCACCAAGGAAATCATCAAGGCGCATATATGAGTGACAGCACCAACCCCAATCTCCCGAGCAACATCCCGGCCAACTCGAACAGCATTCTGAACGGGGCCACAGACCCCACACCACAAGCCGGCGAGAAGGGCAGCAAGTGGCGGGCCCTGGTCTCCTGGCTGAAAGGATTCGGCAAATGAACGAGATTGTTCGCAGCCTCACCACGCACCACGACGGACACGGGCTCAACGAATCCATCAGCATCGGAACGGATGCCCCAGATGGTAGTGGCGCCGCGCACTTCTATATCTTGAGCATCGACGGCGAGACCATCGCAACCATCCAGTTCCAAAAGGGCCCGCGCAATGTCGAGGGCTCGCTGCCCGGTGCGACCGAAGCAGCGCTCTACGCCATCCTCATCGACCGACTCGATGGGTTCCAGAGGGGGCCGTATCCGTCGAAAGAAGGCGCGATGCAGCTCACCAAACTGCAGGAATGCAAAATGTGGGCACGCGAGCGCGCCGACGAACGGGCGAAGCGCGGCGTCCTGGGGACAAACAACAAATGATAAAGCTCACCGACGCACTCGACACCGCTGACCCGATTCCGCAGCCACAGAAGACCGAGCCGGTCGAGGTGTGGACGTTCGTGTTCCAGAACGGCGGCAGCGCCGTCTACCCGATTCGCACCGACCGCAACGAGAAAGCGCTCATGGTGCAGAACCCCATCGACAAGTCGCTCGTGGAAATCCGCCTGGTCTTCCGCGACGACACCACCAACGAGCCCGTCTCCACCATCAGCTTCATCGTCGCCAACCTCCAGTCGTGGGCAATGGACAAGGGCAACATCCCCGTCTACGCGCCTGGCGAGGACCCGGTGTCGCAGGAACTGAAGCGCACGCAAGGCGTTCGCGAGCAGCGCGCTGCGGCCTGGGAGAAAATCGCCAAGGCGCGCGAGGAGGAGTTCGCCCGAGAGCTAGCCGACGCCGAGAAGTAATCGTCCACCCCGCACGCCACCTCGTAACGGAGCATCACGCACATGGCTTTTGAAGACACCGTAGACCTCATCAAGAACTCGCTGGCGAATGCCGGCGACGAACCGCCCGCCGACGACGCCGACCTTCCTGGAGCGGACGAGTTTGGCGAACCCCTCGAAGACACCACCGACCCCATCGAAGACGAGGCGCCCGTTGCAGACGAGCCTCCCGCCGAGGAACCCGTGGTCGAGGAGGAACCGGTCGTTGAACCGGTCCCCGAGGTCAAGCCGCCAGTCGAGGAGAAACCGGCCAAGGAACCGGCCACCGAGGAGAAGGACGAGCTGGC